GATTTTTTGATCTGATTTAATTCTATCAGACGTGTCAAGCGTTGTATATATTTTTTTAGTTATTGTTTACAAACTTTAGAGAATTTTAATGTCCGGTTATTCGCCGGGTAAATGGTTATTGTTGGGGAAAAAAAATTCCGGGTCGACTCCCCTCCCCTCCGGGTCGGCCCTCCCCTCCAGCCCTCCGCCCCTCCAGCCCAGCTCCCCTCCCCTCCAGCCCTCCGCCCCTCCAGCCCAGCTCCCCTCCCTCCTGAGACCCCTCCCCTCCAGCAGCACCTCCCTCCGCAGTATTATGGATTCCCCTCCCCTCCGTAGTATCTGATTCCCCTCCCCTCCAGCATCCCCTCCCTCCAGTCCTCCGCCCCTCCCTCCAGCATCCCCTCCCCTCCGGAGGGCCTCCCCTCCAGACCTCCGCCCCTCCCCTGATAAATAGAACATATGTCCTAATGTAATCTGCGAAAGATTGTGAAAATAATCACTAAGTCTTTTTTTTTATTATTATGAATGAACGAGCCTCGCCTCAAGCCAACCGCATTGTGAAAAAAATCACAATATAGAAAATTCAATCCAAAACGGATTGTGAAAATAATCACAATGTAGATATAGATTCGGATTCGTTTACCGTTTGTGAAAAAAATCACAATGTAGAAACCCAATCTCAAAGCGATTGTGAAAAATATCACAAGTATAAAATGCTATCACTTGGTTTTGATATGGTATGGTATGGACGCCAAGTTAGAGGTAGGCACAAATCAACATACAGCAAGAATAAAAAAAATGTGGACAGGGCTGGTTCTGACCCAAGAAAAAAATCGCTGTGCGAGGATCGAAAAATGATTGTGAAAAATATCACAGAGCGAATTATAGCATACTCTTTTGAATATGGCAATAGTTTAAATGCAATTCAATTTCAATATTATAGCACTTTAGTTGTAGCCAAATATGCGCCATGGTGTTATAATGGTTATATACAAAACAGGCATCGACATGCCACACAATAGGAGTGATCAATATGAACGGATTCGCATTAACTGGAAACCAGATTCAAAAAGCAAGACTCATAACTTTATATAAAGGTATGGAGTTAGAAGGCAAGATAAAGGGATTTAAACTGACTAGTAGAAGCAGAAGTGCGCTAGCCATTACAAAATCTAAATTTGGGTGGAAAGGGAATAGAGCTAAAATCATGGCTAACCTTAAAAATGTTATTGACGATATGCCAGATACTCCGTAATACCGACACGGGGAAAGGAGGTGCAAAGACATCAAACAACGGGCCGATCAATCAAGTTAGGGCCACCGCTCCGGCGGTGGCTTTATAAAGGGGAAAATTAATATGTTAGGAATATCAGGATTCAAAACTAAAAAAGAATTGAAACAAGCAGTCGGCACTAAGCCAGATTTTATTGAGACTAGTTTTTTTGGGCCAGAATATATAGGTGATGGCACCTATGCAGTAGTCGGCCCTGATCCAATGATCCGTAAATGGTTTGCAGAATTAACAATTGTTAATGGCTTGATTCATAAAGTTAGATAGGTTAAAAACAATAAAGCCGCCGCCTAAAAACGGCGGCTTTACTACAGGAATAAATATGAACAACAAACTTAAATTCTCAAAAGCAAATAGTAAACTACGGAAAATTGCGGAGTGGTCAGATTATCCAGTTAATAGCATTTTTAGTATCGGCCTACCGTCTGGCTATACTTGCTTAGGCGCGGCGGATATATGCTTATCTTTTGCGCATAAAAAAACGGATAAAATTAGAATAGTAGATGGCAAAAACACAAAATTTCGTTGCTATAGCGCAAGCCTAGAAGCCTTACATACTAATTTACGGAATAGCGTTTGGCACAATTATAATCAGCTTAAGAATTTGCATACTAACGAAATGATTGAATTAATAAGCAGTTCAATACCAAAAAAAGCGCGTCTTATCCGGTGCCACACTAGCGGCGATTTTTTCAATGAAAGATATTTCCAAGCGTTTTTAGCTACAGCTCGAAAGAATAAATCAATACTGTTTTACGCCTATACAAAGCGGCTGCAGTGGTGGGTTAATAGCTTAAACGGAGTTAGTCCACCAATACCCGGAAATTTTAAATTTATCGCCAGTCGTGGTGGCAAATTCGACAAGTATATTGACGAATATAAATTGCGGTCAGCTACGGTAGTTTATTCTGAACAGGAAGCAGCGACTAAAAATTTGATAATCGACTACAATGAGCGGCAAGCCATAACAAGTGATAAATCTTTCGGTTTGCTTATTCATGGCTCGCAACCTAAAGGATCAGTAGGCGGAATAGCTATTAAAAATCTTAAGAAAAATAATGTTCAATTTTCATATTCACGAGGTAAACAAAATGAATAACAAAAGACTATATACAAAAATAATGCAGCACTTAGAAAAATATGGAACGGGGTTTTGGGATTTCAAAACACTTGAAATATCACATCCAAAGTTAGCACTAGCATTGAAACAAATTATTATTGATGTTGGTATTCTTGATAGTAATGCTGACTTTAATAAATACTATATACCTAGACGATTATGGCATTATTAAATTAGCATCCACGTAAAGCAACGTTTACGGGCTTGCCTATGCTATGGTATTGCTAAACAATTTAAAGGCCTGTGCGTTGAACTGTGGGGTGGGGTAGGCCCTATATATATGCCCCTCCCCTCCACAATGATCCCCCCTCCCTCCATACTCCCCTCCATAAACACTTTGGTTCCCCTCCCTCCCCTGTATGAGTAGGCCCCTCCCCTCCACAAGATATAATGCCCCTCCCCTCCAGCCTCCCTCCACAGGATATGATGCCCGGCCCTCCATGACATATGATTTGCCCCTCCCTCCCATAAGGCTTTGCCCCTCCCCTCCATACCCTCTCCTCCCTCCCATCTCTCTCCTCCCTCCCCTCCAAACCCCCTCCCTCCAAGCTTGACATTTTTTCTTTAATGTGTTAGTAAACGAACAAATGTTCTAATTATGTATAGAACAAACGTTCTGTAAAAGTTTGTGATTTTTGTCACAATGTTTTAGAACATATATGCTAAAGTTTGTGATTTATTTCACAATATGTTTTCGAACAAATGTTCTAGGGATTGTGATAAATTTCACAACCCCGATTTTACCATGAGTCAAATCTTTTGTCAAGTTTTACTTATTTGTCTCTAATTTCAATAAACGCTTGACATTCAAAAGCCATGATGCTAAGATTGTATGTAGAGTAACTTAACAACTGAATATGAGATCGAAAGACTTTGTATCTGTTACCTTAATCTCCGAAAGGAAAGAGAGGAACATTATGGATAAAAAACAAAACAAATTCTGTGGAGTCTGTGGTGAAGAAAATGAAATCTTTCACGAGGATTTCAAAGATGGTGACGAAGTGACTTGGCGAGAATACTTTTGGGTAGATGGTAGGAAAGATAGTACAATCTTATCAGGTAAAAAAACAACATACTATGTTAAGCATGATAAGGAAACCAAGGCATATTTAGAGAATCATAAACCGCTTAATTGGAGTCTGGAAAAGGCAAAATATAGATGGCATTATGAACGAACACCTTTAGTTGATATAACTTATCACGGTTTGAACCATCATCTTGATGGCATGGGTTTAACAGCTAAAGACTATTATAAAACTAAGTAATTAATCAGGTGATAGATACAAGGTCAATCGGCAGTCTAGGAAGCTCAATAAAAATAATGAGGTGACAATATGTATATAAATAAAACCAGCAATGAATGGATTGCTCCAAATGGTATAGAAATATGCAAGGGCTCATACCATACTGTGGAAAGGGTGGAACAGTTAGGTTTAGAAGAGGGGGATACAATAGAATGGACAGACAGTGATTATGGTACCCTAACCGGAACCCTTGAATTTCTGGAATGTACTCCTACGAGTCTGGTAGTAGAGTATTCAAACAAAACTATTATACGCTTAGGTAAAGCACTCTTAGGTGGAGCGGCAACGTTACGACAAGCGCGTGATGAACTAAATGATAATGGTGGAACCTACGAATACTTCGACTGCAGATGGTATGACGGATGTGGATTACATAGGTAACGAATGGCAGATAGAAATAGGAAGCTTATAGAGCAACGTTTATCCTAGCACTGGTATGGTTGGTATATTGAGACGAAAAGAATTGCTGTACAAGGAGTGCAAATGAATAATTAGTAAGGCCATCGCCTAAAAACGGTGGCCTTATTTTATGCTCAAATTTACTGACTACAATCCACGCACAGCAAAATTAAAAAATTTGGGGATCGGCCTGCACCTGACACAGAATAAAAAACGCTGTACGGGAAAGCTAAATCTGTGATTTATTTCACATATAAAATTAATCAAAATAGCTGGAAAATAGCTATATATTGTTGCACTTATACTTGCATGCTGTTATAATATAGTAGAACAAGCTAAGGAATGATGAAGTAGAGAGAAGACAAGGTAGCCCAGCAAGAAACTCATTGATTAACGTTACAAAGAACATCCCCTGTCCAAATGTAAAACTCGTAGCACATTTGTTCTATGTGATTAATTTCACAATAACTGATTCAATTTTGGGTAGGGTGGAATTTGACCATGATCTAACTGGCGAATACTTTGCTATTTTCTGAACTTTTCTAAAAACTCCTTTCTTGTCTAAACTTTGCTATACTTTTCTTATGGATACAATTTAATGTATCTCACTTACAATTATAAGGGTTGTGGGTATATATGTCAAGCAATATGGTTAGAGACTTTAAACCGCCACGCTTATTATCTCTAACCATACCTGAAAGGAATATCGGTTAATATGTTTTGAAGGAGCAGGACTCGCTTGATAGCTCTACTCCCCTAATAATGGGAATAACAAAACCCAAAATCAATTCACATTAACGACATAAACATGAGACTCCATTATAAGGCTTGTGGGCATACGTGTCAAACCCCAATAAAAAAGACCTGCAAAATACTTGACAGGGATAATAGGTAATGTTACTTTTTATCACATGACCCAACAATTAACTACAATAGCAAATACTGAAACTGGCTATCAGGAAATGCACAGGCAAATCAAACAAACCAGTGGCAGGCTATTCTATATACTCTCAGTAATACCAGACCCTTTATATGCCTCTGGCTTTAGGATCAGAGAATTTATGGGTAGAACGGGCGTAAAGAAATATTATCCAACTAAACAACACTCTAACCCAAGATATGACTACGATACAGCAAGAAATACCCTAGTTAATATAACCAGTACAGCTAGAACACTTGAAATGCTCCGTACGGTTAAAGCAGACAGGGTTGCAGTCCTACTGTGTAAAGACATCTATATCAATAAAGAACTATATTATAAGGCTCTCAGAATTAAACAGGAAAATGACCAACAATTATCTGAGAACATTATTCAATTAATCAATAATCATAATTTAAGTAATTCATAGGAGTCAACTAATGAGAATAGAAGAATCCAATATAGAGGCGTCTAAGAGGACATTAGAGAAGCATTTTAAACTTGACTATAGTAATGGTACTTTAGACGAAAAACAGAGGGCTGAATTAGCTAAAGACTTCAGGGCTATTCTTTATTCTTTGTATTGTATTGAATCTCTTATATTGGTTGAGGAGATTGAGATTTTTAATATGTTGAAGTTGGATTGTCATTGTATGGATTTAAGGGATTAATTTTTCTTTGCGCCGGACTTTTCAAAGCAAAAGAGTTGAAAGACTTGACAAGAAATATAAACTGATGTTACTCTGTATTTAGTTAAGACAAAACACGAAAAGGAACTAAGAGACATTAGAAAAAACACAACTGAATATCGGAGTGGATAGATTAATTAAAACAAAGGAGTATTGAATGGCACTAGTTTACGAAGTCCAGATTAAAACCGAAAGCGGTCACGATTGGAAGAAGATACGTCAAATTTTTGATGGGGTTAATTCACCTATGACAGAACCGTATAGCTACAAAATAAAGCGTAGTGATAAATATATACCAAGTGGAATGCCTGTCGTTGACTGCAATAGAGATTGGGACTTTATAAAAACAACATATAAAGAAAGATTAGATTCATATAAATTTTAAGTTAAGGCCACCGCCAAAACGCGGTGGCTTTATTATAGGAGTAAATAAATCAATGGCTTATAGAACTAAAAAAAGGAACTTCACTAAACAACAAAAACAGATGAATGAAGTGCTTAAAAGAGAGGAACAAAACGTCAGAGCTTTAAAGCGTCTTATTTTAGACGTTGGAGAATCGGCTCTTGATAGTAAATTGGGGTTCGTTAAATGTGTATGCGGAACTGACTGTATACCACTCAACAAGTTAGGTATAAGTAAAACTGAATGGCAAATACATTACGAAACAACTTTATTACCTAAAATTGCAGAGCAAAGATCAAAGTACCCAAAATTACGAGACAGGATAACTAACGACTACAAACCAGCACATGTTTCGTGGAATGACTTGCGGTCAGCGAGCGAAAAATTTATATAACAAGGAGTAAAGAAAGAATGAAAGACCAATTTATAACACAAATTACAGATGAAGATTTTCCTCCAGTGTGGGAAGTATCTGAGATGCGAGAATATGACCGATGGAGCTTTAATGCTGGACAATCTTATCCAGTCATTTTAAAAGAATTTGGAACACTTGAAGATGCACAGAAGGAATATCCAAAGGCCGAATATCAGGCTGAGTCTATGCCTTTAAATACTAATAATTTCGATCATTTACCCGATGAGGAAATGACGGCATACCAAGAGCAATCATATTGGGATAACTATGACGGTCGTAGGGACTGGTAAACAATGTATTACACAATGACACAATCAGATTTTCTTGACGCGTTCAGGGGTGCTAATGGGTGGTCAGACACCTATAAGAACAATTTTAGTTATACTGGTTTACTCGCTTTATATGAGTATCTTGAAAATTTAGAGGATGATACCGGCGAGAAGTTAGAATTTGACCGCGTTGCGATTGCTTGCGATTTTAGCGAGTATGACAGCATAAAAGAATTTCAATCCGATTATGGTAAACCAGAAATAAAAACGCTTGACGATTTAAGCAACGAAACAGTAGTTATAAAAGTCGATGATCCTGACAGGGAAAACGCTTTCATAATGGGGGTGTTTTAAATGCCTAAATATGAAGTGATCGTTAAATTCGTTGAGCATTATAGACACGAGGTGACGGCAGACTCACAACAAGAAGCGCAAGCACAAGTAGAAGAAGGCCTTTACGAAGGCAACACAGGCGAGTTAATAGAGAACTCAGGCGACATTTATGTAGAGTCTGTTACAGAGGTAAACAATGGGTAACAGAGCAGTATTAGAGTTTGAAGATAATCCAGTAGGTATATATTTACACTGGAATGGCGGTAGAAACACCGTAGAGCCATTATTAGAGGTTGCTAGGGAGTATGGGGTTAGAGGCGATGATTATGGCGTAGCTAGATTAGCACAAATGATAGGCAACTTTTTTGGTGGAACTTTATCAATAGGCGTTGGCCTAGTCGATAGAATGGATTGCGACAATGGCGACAATGGCGTTTATTTAATAGACAACAATCTAAACATAATAGAGCGGAAGTATTTTAGCGGACAGGAACAAACAAAAGATGATCCAAAGTTAATCAAACAACATTTTAAAAAGATTAATGACGATATATTTAAAAAGGAGAATGAATGACTTATTTCAAATTGAAGGATAAATACCCTAACAGGAAAGTAACCTATACTGCGCTAGTTAAAGCAGTTAGTGGAAACGAATATCGAACACTACAATCCATCGGTGATGAGTTTGGAGTTACTAGGGAAAGAGTAAGACAGTTGTTAATAAAACATGGGCTGTCTGATGTGCCATCGCGTCAAAAGCCAGACCCTAGAAAAATTTGTAGACATTGTAACAATCCTGTGGAAATGCGCTATTTTATTAGAACAACATCGAGTAATAAAGGCGCGTGGTATCCAGCATCACACCAAGAGTGTCGAGACAAGTGGAGTGTTAATAATTGGACAGAAGTACAATGTACTAATTGTCAAATACCAATAGAACTACGGAAGTCTGACGCTCGACTCAAACGGCGAATAAAGGACTGGTTGTTTTGTAGTAAAAGGTGTTCAACAACATATCGCGTTGCAAATGAGACTGATTGGTTTGGAACTTGGGCAAAGAGTAGCCATCTTAACCGGCGCAACTACAAGAAATCTATTCTCCCTAAGAAAGAGGCAAGTAAAGCACCTGTCCAAAAAGAAAGAGAAAAAACCAAAATGGAGATGGCTGAGGAGAAATTTGGTGATCTTAAAGTTTTAATTCCAAATTTAATTGAGGAAGTCGGAGTTGGTAACACAGCTAAAGCGTTGGAAATAAGCAGACCTACGTTTGACCGCTGGAGAACAAGATTAGCAATTCAAAAGGCGAGCAGACTATGAGTGATGGAGTTAGAAACAGCCTAATAAAAGAATATGGGATATCTGAGATAGTTAATAAGATAGTATCGCAGATGCCTATTGAAGAATTAGAGGATATTGTACAGGCTCATATCGAGGATGAATTATCAGTATTAGCAGAAGACTTAGGAGATCGACAGAAGTTTATAAACGAAGTACAGGAGATATACTTTTAATGTTACTACAACCTTTAAGGACTGGAAAACAACTGTTACTAAATCAGGTTGGTCGGATTGTAGATATTTTTGACGCGGACGTCATAACATTCGAGTTACAATCATCAAATGGTAAAAAGGTCATTAAACGCTTGCCGTACAGCCACGAAAAAGGATGTCCGAAGGCAGATACACCAGAGACCTTAAAAGAATCGCTGTACTGTACGTGTAAATCAAATTGGGAGCTTAATCATGTTAAAAATTAACACCTCTAAAGACAGGACTTGTTGGAACTGTAAGAAACAAGCTGTAGATCACATTGTCTATTATGAAACTACGACTGTTAAGGGATTTGTTTGCCAAAACTGTTTAGACCAGTTTACCATGTGTGATAGATGTCAAATGGAAATACCACCTGAACAAATCCACTATATTGTTACAGCACTAAAGACCCAAGACGCGGAGCAAGTCTGTATAACTTGCATTGACCCCTGTTTAGACGTAAATGTCAGCTCTAACGTTAGGGCGGTGTATTAATGAGATATATAAGAACCATCCAAATACCAGATCAATTCTATTTTGAATTTGATGCTGAAACACCAGAGGAGATCGACTTGGCATTTAAAGATCATTGGGATATTGATAAACAAGATTTCATTGATACTCTCAGCGTTAATGATTTGGACATTATAAAAACAGAGACAGAACAGGCTTTTAAAGACCGCCAGAAAGCCGAGAGAGCAAAGATTTTCGGAAATGACTAGCAGAGCTTATAAAATTAAAAAGAATAGCTTAAAAAGGAAAAGATAAAAATGTTTAAATTATTAACAACAACAAAGGATCAAACTATGTATCAATCACAAGTTCAATATAGATATGAGAGATGGAGTATTCAAAAAATATTAAAGTTAAAAGCAACAGGTAAATTACAAAGAGACCTTACTTATCAAAGAAACGATAAGATATGGGCAACCGAAAAAAGAAACGAATTTTGTCAAGGGTTGTTTAATTATCCTATGTCGTCTCCAATTTTGTTGGACGGACGCGTTAAAACACACTATAAGATCATTAACGGACAGCAAAGACTACACACCCTAAATGACTTGTATGAAGATAATTTAAAGTTAAAGCCACTTCTACATAAAAAGTATGGACATCAATTATCGGGCTTTTTTATTGAGTTACCAAAAGCAGCTAAAAATTTCATATTAAAAGAGAAACTTAATATAGTTATAGCGGAAACTGGATCGGATCAAGATATAATTGAACTTTATCAAAACGAAAATCAAGGAACGCCGTTAAATAGTGCAGAGATGCGAAAACCTTTAAACCATGAATTAAATGCCTTTCTCGATACTTTGCTTAATAAGCATTATATTTTTAAATATAAAGATTTAAAAAATTCAGACCCGAAAAAAGCTCCGATAATAAACGCTACACAGCATAGAGAATCATTAAGAACTTTGATTGAACAATGTTTATTGATTTTCAATCATAGTGATATAAGAGTAAGTATTTCAAATGAGCAATTAACAAAACAAGCGTTAACGATTAATAACCAAATATTAAATCAAGAATTTGTAAGAAATATGATTAATGCGTTTAATTATGTGGGTAAAGGGGTCGAAAAAATTAAACGAACAAATCCCGATTTAATAATAAAAGCACGTGGTCAAGGGGGTAAGAGTGGGGGAATTCTCAGTAAAGCTCTAATTAAACATGCCTTATATTGTTATGATGTCCTACTGCAAAGGGGTTATCCAATCAAAGGCCAAGAAGAAAATTTTATGGGGTATATACTACAATATAAATTCGTACCAGACTTAAAGCGGAGAATGGCTGTTTATTATTCGCGTGATAATAGTGCAAAACTCCGATGGGAGGCACATCAGTTCATGTTAAGGCGACTATTAAAAGAGAAGTGGTTAGTTCGGCCAATAAATATAAGTAAGGTCGCTTAATCTATTTAATTTAAGGAGAAATACAAAATGACTATAAAAAGAAACCATAGCCCAAGTATGCACTATAACCATAATGAAACAGAAATAGCGGTTTTATTCACAGATGAATACTGCTCTTTTTACATGCCCAATGATCCAGAGCCGATCTTTGGTATAAGACGTGAGATAGTGGAAATATTAGCGCATCAATGGCCTGATGGAACAGAGGTGTGTCCAGCTTGTGACTCGGACGACCCGAACCACACAATGCAAGGAGCAGACTGAATGATTAACGAGAAAGATAATATCTGCCCTGAATGTGAACACTCACTAATCGAGGGATCAGACTATTGCCACAATTGCGATCCACCGCAGGAGTGGGAAAGAGTAGAAAATGAATAACATTGATTGGCCTATTTCAGAGATTGAAACAGAAATACAAATAACTTGGTCAATCCATGATGTAAAGAGTAGAGATTCAACTCTAAGTGATGATGAGGCAATAGAGATTTTGTTGTTGATTAGAGATAATCACGATGCGTCAATAGGGGTTAATTGGGATGTGATAGATGCAGCAATCGAGTGTTGGAAGAAGTGACAATAGAGTATTGGTGACTAATAAACCCATAAAACGATCGACACACAGCCACGAAAAGATAGTCCAGATAGCTACCACACCAAAGACTAACTAAAAAACGCTCTAATTTAAACAAGGACACAATACAATGCTGAAATACGAAGTTACTACAGATATGGTTGAACATTACTTTGCAGGTAATTTAAAAAAATTGACTCAGGTATTCAATGGACTATTCAAAGAAAATACTAGATTGAAATCGGAGTTTATTAAAAATCTCAACTACGATATACTAGAGAGGTTTCTCAATGCTGATTGCAACATACACGAGCCGTCAGGCTGGCATTGTGAAGAGTGTTGTGATTGCCGGACTAAAGGCCAGTTAAAGGAGTGGGACTGGCCTATTGGATGTAGATATGACCATGAATAATCAAGAGCAAGAATTTGAATGTGTGTTTGAGTGTACAGGTTGTGGCTCATATCCGACCGAACAGATAATCGAGGATGAAGGACGGCCTGTATCCTATTGTGAGTATTGTGAGATAGATATCGTGTTCGAGTGTTTACTGGTTTATAAATCGCGCGGAGGCCACGACACATGTATAGGCACTTATCCAATGGGAGAAAAAAATGAAGTATGATTGCAACATACACGAAGATGTAAATGAGTAAATTTATGTTATAATTTAAAGATAGTTGATAGTAGGGGTTTAACCAGCTACTATCGTTAGGCCAAAGACCCTAGATGGTTTCTTATTTACTCCTCATCTAGGGTCTTTTTTATGTTATTTTAAAAATACCTCAAAAAACGGTTTGAGAAAGGCTTGAAATTGTTTTAGAAGTGTCTATGATATGTATAGGAAATAGGAGAGGTATTTATGAACCCCAAAATCTCTTTGACACTGAAGGAAAACGAAGTTTATCAAATTCGCTTTAATGGAGAAATATCCATTTATGTTCCCAACTATGAACGCCAGCAGATAAACCTTTACTTCAAGCGTAAATTACAAGAGAGGCACAAATCTCAATCTAACGAGTGGATCACATGACACCGAGTCTAAGGGGCTTATTATGGCTTTGCTTACTAGGGTTTATTGTAGGCCTTTGTCAGAATTGTCTGCCAACATACTCAACACTTATCGTTTAAGCTATCAATAAGGATTTTTAATTATGACAAAGAAAGCAACTTGCACTGAATGTGGCAGCGAGAATGTGAGATTGATTTTACCAGCTTTTTATGCCTATGACTCTAGCACTGGAGAATTTGAGACGCATTTATACAATGAAGACTGGCCTGTGTCTTATGTCTGTATTGACTGTTCTAATGAATCAGCAGACATGGATCACGTGGTGGAAATCATAAATAGTTGACAAGATATTGATTCAGGTGTACCATAAGACTTAGGTCTTGGTTTCACAAGATCAAATTTAAAAAGAGAAAAGGAATTTTAACAACAAAATAATAGGTGGTTAATAAGGCTAGGATTTGATAACAGAACCGTATCCTTAGACAGACATTACAATCTTTTAAGATGTAAAGTAAACCATCCAAGATAAACTACGGTCAATGGCTTGTTAAGGCATTAACAACAACCTAGACCACAAGCGTTTTGGATTATCTGCAACTAAGCAAGTAGACAGCAACAACACCGAAAGTTAAGCAGTTGTGAATCAAGCCTAAACATTAATTGATCTTACTGGACGGCAGTTCAGCAATTAAGTTTAGAGATTACTGTAACTTATTAAAAGAGTATTTTAGCGAATATTCTTTATTGGAAACAAGGCCTTAAATGTAGAGAAAATTCTACGGCCTATTAGTTATTACAACTTTTGGAGGAATTAGAAATTGTGACAGCAGAAAACAAAAATATATGGGAAGTGCTTATAATTGAAAATTGTAAGCACTTAAAAAAGAAAAAAGAGAAAACATATATTTTGAGAGGCGAACCAAATTTTTTTGCCCGTCCCTTCCTATAGGCCTTCCACTTCCTATAAACTAGAATTTATATCCCCCCCCTTCCTATATAGACTCCCTTCCTACTTAACCTTCCACTTCCTCTAATAACAATGCCCGTCCCTTCCACTTCCATTCCTTCCTATGATGCTATGCCCTTCCCTTCCTATCTACCCCGTCCCTTCCTATCTAACCTCCTCCTTCCTATACTCCCATAATCTAATATGCCCCCCCCTTCCTACTTCCTATGCCCCGCCCTTCCTAAGAGATTATTTATTAGGGACTTTAACAATATACTCTCCTGTTATAAGTGAGTTATCAAATTGTTGTACTTTAACCCTTCCCACCAAACCTTTTAATGCTTGGCACGCTTCCTCTTCCTCCCCTTCCCACACTATAAAACTCATCAACGAATAGGCTCCTACCTCGTGGCCCCTTCCTATGCTTCCATTAACTTTCTTCATTTTGTTTTGTACCCCTATTATCATTTACATACCAGCCGGAACCTTTAAACACTACAGATACTTTGCTGATTTTTCTTTTACATGCCCTTCCACAATTCGGACAATCTGCTACCGGCTTTGAACTGAAAGACTGCTTTAACCAAAATGCCCCTTCCTCACAGTTGTCACATATATATTCATACTTAGGCAACTACCCCTTCCTTCCCTCTTCCAAAGCCTTTATCCTGTTCTCTAAAGCAGTTATTTTAAGATGTATCGCGTCTAAGGCTTCTAAATAATTAAAGAATGGTTCTGTCTCAATAAGTATTTGATCTATCGCTTCCTCCTGCCAGTCTTCCAACTGTTCTGTATTCTTGTATTGGGATATATCTATTATCTCCCCGTCCTTAACCATTACTATAACCCCTTCCTTAATATTTTTGAGGGTACTTCGCGCATTTTTCTATCTTTCCTACGTTAACATTAACTTGGTAAATAATGTTTTCTTATCTTTCTCTACTTTTATAGATCTTCTATAAATAATATCTTTTAGGATCTCATTCCAATTTAAACCCTCTTCCTCTTCCCAATTTTCTCTAGGCCATTCACCATCTAAATTTGAGTCGCGGGGAGGAGTATACTTTTTAGGAAATTCATATTCCACAGTTACCTTTATACATCCTTCATTAATATCACCCATTATGATAGCTTCTTTTCTATTGGGGTTGGATACTGTTTTTGTTTAGTCATTGTTCTCCTCTTCCCTCATGTCTTTTCATAGATTGTCATAGAAACCACAATTTAAACATCTATAATAGTTGTCTGCTTCTAAGAATAAAAATCCTCGGCATTTTGGACATTTATTTTGTTTCTCCATTACTCTCCTCAACTTTAAAACTCTCAAATCTCTTTATGAGTTGTGATTCTAATTCCTGTAGAATTTTCAACGAATCTTCCCGCCCCTTCCCAGCTATACGAGGCACGGATTGCCTTTTTAGATCTTCTATATAAATAATGTCTTTGATGGTTTTTATAATCTCATCTACATCGACCTCATTCATCTTGTTCTCCTATTCCTTCGTTACATATCCAGCCTCTATCTAAAGCCGTAACTAAAATATTTATAGGTATCATGATTGGTGTATCATCATCATTTACAATTACTGGAATTGTTTCTTCCGAACTATTAGAATATTCTTCGTAAGAATTGAGCATAACTTAGCTATTCTCCTTCTTAATTAAATTATTAGTTAATAAAATATCATGGAACTAAAGGGGGTGTCAAGTGGTGTGGGACTGAGTTTTATTAGATTACTATGAAATCTTTTGCGTCTTTTAGACCATAACCCTTTAATCTGGATACAGTATCATCAACAAGGCTATATTTCATAGCTAAACTCACAGCTATATCTGCTATATAAGTTAAATTTATGTTTACAAAGGTTTTCTCATTTAAAAACCAAGCTTTTATTATTTCTGGGAAGGGTTTTAATATGTATATGTTTACTTTAGGTTGTTGTTTAGATAAGTTCATTTAGTTTTCTTATTTGTTTTTGCGGTTTCTTCTTCGGGATCTCCTAAAGCCTTTCGTAATTTTATACTTTCAATTAAAACATCTTCAGATATCTTTCTAATTAAAATTGTTTCTTTCCTGATAATAATGGTTTCTTCAAGCATTTTAATACTGATATTAAGAATGTTCTCAGAAATCTTTAAAATTCTCCAATTTATCCAAATTAGAAATAAAGTGAAGCTTCCTAAACATATACTGGCTAGTAACGTGCCAACTATAAATGAATCCATATTAAACTACTAATGAGGGTATTCTACTGTATCTGTGGCTTCCGAAGCTGAATTATTTTCTTCAGTAATAAGATTATCAGTTACCATGTTAATCATTTCGTGTAATGAATTCTTCCATTGATGTTTAGTTAAAGGTGTTTGAATTGTTTCAGTAAGATTTATATTATCTTCAACTTCTTTTAGAGAAGGCATTCTCCCTTGACCGTCCTTCAACCCTGAATCCACAACGTTTGTAATCCAACCAACATTTAAAACTTGCATATTCTTACCACGTCTATAAAATTCCATGTAGCTTTTCTTAGTAATCCGGGGTATACCTACAAAATGAGCTTGCATTCGTAAGCATTCTTCAATTGTTTGTGGTGTCGGAAATCTAATTGGTTTTTGTGTCATCTGTCTTCTCTTTCGACTTTTCTAAATCTTTAAAACTTTTTACTTCTTGAAAATCCTGTAAGCTAAAATCTATTCCACTGGTTAATGTATCTATAAAATTTCTTTCTTCCATACTATCTTCTAAGATCAAAGTGTATATTTTACGTAAAAGATTGTATCCTACTAATTCCTTATTTATCTTTACAAAAGACTGACAACATTCTCTGAGTAGATATAAATCTGCTATATTAAAGAAAAGAGTAGCTTCTTGAGATGCATTAGCTGGGTCTGTAGCAATTAATACTCCCATACCAATAGTGTGAATTAAATCTACTGATACTGGTACACCAGCACTAGGCATTAATTGTCTGGCCGGTATATGCATCTTACCATGTTCAGACGTATGTTCCATTAATAATGTTATTGAATCACTTAAATATAGTAATTCGTTTTTTGTTAATACTAATGATTTAACTTCCAACAAAAGTTCTTCCTCATTTTCGGCTTCTTGGTCGTAGTTTTGATTATACAAAAGGTTTTTCCCCTATCTGTACCAAACATCTTCTACAAAGAAAAACACTTTTTTGCATTGAATTACTTGCCTCCCATACTTCAATTATAGGTGGTGTTGAATTATGTCCCATTAATCTACACAACAAGTATTTTAAGTTAATCATATCATATTATACTAATACTATTCATCATTACGGCGATTAATATTAATCCTCGTTTCTATTTCTTGGATTCTAAAAGCTAATAAATCTATCTTGTCTATAATATTTAAGATTTGTTTATCAATCTTTTCATAAGATTCTCTAGCGTCATCATTCATTTGAATAAGATACTGCATAATATTTGACATGTGATACCTCTTAACTTATTTTAAGCTAAGTATACCTAATCAGTCAAACATATTAATACTAGTAATTACCATACCCCCCTATTCTGCTATTACTTTTCTTTTCCGAACACACTTCCTGTTAATAAAGCACCGAAAGCTAAGTGGAATAACCCACCACCCTTCAATGTAAAAGGTTCGTGTTGAGATACGAGTTTCTTTAGATATTCCATCTGTACTAAAGGGTCTTCAATTGCTTGTAGATGACTCATATAATCAGCTAAATCTAAACCTATTCTTGCAAACCCATAATAAATAGGAACTACCATAAAATCATATATGCAGATTACTAAGTAGACTATTAAAGCCGTCCATCGCCATCTCATAATACTCATCTTTTAACTACTCCGGAATAACGATGTTGTCTATAAGTTTTATTGCGCTAGCACTAAACTCTTTTAGTTCCTTTACAATTACTTTTTTCTCAGCCATAGTAATCTTTTTATCTTTCAACGCAGCCCCAAGAGCTTTTATAACGTCCATCCCCTCTTTTAAAACCTTCTTACCTTGAACTGATTGCCCAGAATTTAACTGAACAAACGTAATAATTAAACTAATTATATTCATAATAGATTCTCCTTATCTAAATCGTCTTCTTCACATAAACACTGACCATTCCCACAAATACAAGATGATATAATTTCTTGAGAGCAGTCATAACAGTCGCAATCGCATATGCATAATATTTCTGTACATAAGCATTCGCCGGTTTCCACACAGTCACAATCGTTATTCATTAATGTCATAACAACAACCTCATTCATTTTCTAAAACCTTCATTCCCAAAGCTATTACGCCACCTATTGTGCCTGTAGCAATCTCAGGCATACCATTAGTAGCCCCAATATAAGCTAAAACTCCTAAGACTAAAATAGCTAAAAATATTTGTGGTCTGAATTTACCAATAAATTTCATTTCAGTCTTCTTCCCTTAAACTATATTAAATTATTCTTTTAATGCTTCTGCAATCTCATCCCGTTTTTTAGCCCCAGCACTACCTTCTGAGAAGTCTTTATGTCCCTGTTTCTTAGCCTGTGCTGTTGCAACCGCAAATGGATTTTCCACATCTTTTTCTATTATACCCATGAACGCTGATTTTTCTTGAAAACAATTTTCACAGTTACATGAATCTTTAACTAAATGTTTAGTTCGATTTAGTGGATCATTCTTAAGCCAGTCATTTAATACTGTTGTCTTAGCTACTGACTGAGGTAGGTTTAATTTTTTTAAAGGTACACCCATAAGCGTTTTCATTAACGGATCAAAATCATTCACCACATCGTTTTGTGATAAGGAAAGAAATTTATTTTTAAAATTAGATAAATAAGACACTTTCCCTTCAACTCGCAACATGAGTTTATCTATGAAACTTATACCAACATCCTGTAGCAGTTTATTTGGTACTTTCTTACCTTCATATATAGCATCTTCTAAATATTTTTTATACCCTCTCGCTCTATCTTCAGAAGTAGCTCCATTATTATATTCCTTTGAATAAACATGGAGTATATCTTCTGTACTAGCCCCACTGGCCTCCGCCATTCCTAAAAATGTAGTCCCCGGCAGACTACTACCATATAGGGGGTCCATTTTGTATCTATAAGCACGTTTACTTTTTCTGTAGTCTTCTATGTCATCCAATTGTCTCTGACTTTTTCCAGAACGTTTGTATGGATTCACTGCCTTACCTTTCTTTGCAGTCACCTCGAATTCATTTTGCGCCATTTCCCACGGAAGTTTCTGTACTGCAGCAGGTCGAGCTGATTGCCTAACAGTGGGACGATGGGCGGCTGCTATTGTTTTATCGAAGTCTTCTCCTGCAAGATTTGGTAGTATTTTAACACCATATTTTTCCCCAAGATGCTTAGCCATCTCCTTTCTATGACGTACTGAATCTTCATCCCTACCATAATGATTTTGGTCCTCCACATTCAAAGCAAAGGACTTAAGAGGAGGTTTACCAGCTAATATATCTTCCAGAGTCTTAACAATAACTCCACCATCAAGATTTAAGGCTTCAGCTTCATCGTAGACTTCCCCTGTAAATCCACCCTTCTCCTTTGAATAATTAGGATGTTCTTTAAGGGATTGTATAAGTTGCTTGGTCTGTTCTCCCGGTGATTTTTTCGTATCCTTTTGACCGGGAATCCAATAGCTTGTGCCACCTTCAGTTTGGAGTTCTCTTACACCTTCAGGAGGTGGTTTTGAAGATGAATAAACCGCTCCGGGGGGCAAAGCTTCCTTTTTAAACTCCATTTTTAAAAGTTTAATAACCCCATCCTTTACGGAATCATCATATAATTCTCCAAAATTGAATTTGGTCATCTTATGTTACTTCTTTGAGATGGTTTTGATGTTTTTTCTTTTAGGTTTTACTGCTTCCCTTGAGGCTTTTGAACTAAGTAATTTAGATGCTCCGAACCCAGCTAATGCAGGCCAAAACCACTTCTCAAGCTCTAAAGTATCTTCGGTATCTTTAGAAATAGTTTTAATGTTCTTTCTTTTAGGTTTTACTGCCTCTTTTGAAGCTTTCGAACTGAGGAGTTTCCCTGCTGAGAACCCAGCTAATGCAGGCAACCAAGGAAATTTCACTAAGTCGGGTTCAGTACCCTTTATATCTTTAGAAATAGTTTTAATATTACTCTTTTTAAATTTAGCATTATCTTTCGATGCTCTTGTACTAAGAATTTTCCCTGCAGCTAAACCTGCAAGACCAGTTACCGCTGGATTAGCTGCTAAGGCCGCTAATGCCGGTGCTATTTTTTCAATTCTCATTTTTTTAACAGCTTTTGTACCTAAAACTTTATCAGCAACTCTTTCAGCCACTACTGTGGCAGCTATAGATCCGGGGGTTAGTCCAGCTGCAGGACTTACCCTTACTTTTTTATTAATTGGTTTAGCGTTACTCATATAATTATCCTTTTCAATAGATTTTTTCTTTAGTTTACTTCCAGCAACAGCCCCTGCTACTGCTGGCAACACGAAAGGTGCAGCTAAAGCGGCTAACCAAGGAAATTTCACTAAATCAGGTTGGGTTTCCTCTATATCTTTTTTATGTTCTTTGGTATGTGCTTTAGTCATACTTAATCGCTCTAACATTTTTTCTTTCATAGCGGAATCCATATACGTAGACTTCATGTTTTGTCCTGCATCATTAACAACCCAAGGAGGCGAAGGATGCATCGGATCATATTCATCTATTCCTGCATCCCGTATACTTTCTTGATCTACATCTGCAGGGAATCCATATTCAGCTAGGAATTGTCTATGTACAAGTCTCCTACCCTCTTCATTTTTTAGGGATGGGAAAGGATCTTCTCCTAAATCATCAAATATACCTTTGTTCATAAACTTAAGAAAAGATTTTGTGAAATCTATATCTCCATTTGATTTATACATAAGTTCAACTCCTTTCTCATGTGTTTCTTCTTTAGATACTAAACAACTACCATCTATACAAGAAGAAGTTGCAGCATCCTCAGCTTTTAATATCTCAAAGGAAGCACCTTGATTAACTCCCTTTTCACATACAGTTACCTCAGCAAGTTCCAATTCATCTACTTGCATTACATTTTGTAATCCTTTTTGTATGTTTTGAGTTTTAGTTGCACTCCCAGCAATACTATAGCTTCTTAATTTACCCTCATGAATCTGTTCCATTACCCTCTTAGCAATTTTAGTATCATTCCTAAGTTCAGTAATAAAAAATAAACCCTTATCATCTACCCCACTCTTAAAAATCTGTCCGCCCTTTGAAATGTATGCGGGTAAAGCCCAACCTACCTGTACATCAGAGTGTAATACCATAGCATTTCTTGTACGGAAATTATCCATATATTTTGTAAATGCCTTCCCTAATGCATCTGTAGTTATGAAATGGCCTTCTCTGTCAACTAACTCAATTGAAGCTGGACCACCAACTACCAAGGAATCGTCATCACCTATTTTCATTTTAGTTAATGCTTTAGAGAAAGTAGAATTATCTGGATAAGCCCTAGATAATGTAAGCACTTCAGCAGGACTTGCTATCCCAGCTTTATAAAGTTTTTTATATTCAGTAAGAGCTGGTTCAATGTCATCTAAAGTGGTTCGTCCATCCGTAGCCTTCTCTAAAAATATAACAGGTTGGTCATTATTAATATCATCAGGCATATAATACCCAGCCCAATCTGATGGGTTTGGTATTGACGTAACTGCTGTTTGAATAGTTTCTGTAGTCATTTTAACTTCCCCAGATTACACCACTAACTGTTGGTGTGTTTTGTGCCGCTATTATTGAAACCTTCTTAGTGAAATGTAATGGGAAATTTGTTTCAAACACGCCTTGGCTTGAAGTAGCAACTAATGGTAATATCGGTACTCCAGTTGATGAAGTTGCTGTTTGATCAAAAGCTAAATAAAGTATGTCTCCACTTGTAGAGGATTCGTTAGTTATCTTAATACCTTTTATAACTGTTATGCCGGGTCTTTTTCTTGACGTAGAAGCATTAGCAGTTCCTGACCATTCATAATTAACCCCCGTAGATCCATCTAAGTAGGTGGAAACTGCTGTGGTATCTTCCCTTACTTCAAACATAATCTTATCAGCGTAAAAATTGATGTTATGTTGTGCATATGAAGTTAAATATAATCTGTATTTAGCGGCAGCGGTACTACCTGCTATTGTGTAAGCAGCAGTTATTCTAGTCCAAGAAGTTGCTAGGCTACTAGAACCTGATGTTGCTAATACACTTGTACCAGCAGCATCTCGAATCTCTAATTTAACAGTACCTGAAGCTGAAGCACCACGATGTTCTACATTTACAGATAAATGTTGGGGGTTAACACTAACAGGAACTGTGGGAGATTCCCAGTACCAACCTTCACCTGCCGCACTGTTGTCAGGATTTGCTAGTAAAGAAGCGGCACCAACGGACTGTTGTCCTGTGTCCCTAGTTATAGAGCTACCCGTAGCAGTGAACCCATCAGCAGAACTAAGTGCCGTCTCAACTCTTGGGTTAGTTACCCAGTTTGTTGCTATTTCCCCTTGAGCAGCAGATAATATAGTAGATGCTGTAGTGGAAGTAGCTTCCCTAAAGGGATAATATTTTGTGTATGCATGTACAGATTGTCTTGTAGATGGGTCTATTTCCCATTCTCTATAATCTGTATGTCTTTCATTAGCCATGTAATACTCCTATTTGTCCATGAAATTAATTAGGGTTATAAAACCACCCATTACAGCGGATGTGTGGAGTATTAATACGCTTAAAGCTATAACTACTGTTTTACCGCCATATATTCTGCTTCTCCACATCTTAAAATCATCAAGAGAATTATGAACGCTTTCTAAACTAGAGCATAAAGTAGCATTTAAAGTATTTTGACTCTCAATATAAGCATCGAGTCGTTCCATATACACTGCTAAATTCACTTCGGTTGAATTTGCTATACTGCTCATTATTTATTCAGTCCCATAAATTATATCTCCCGATTAAAATTTACAAATAAATTTAAAAGTAACCACGCCCCAAATTGGGGCGTGGCTAGATAATTATTTACTACGCATCATAACCGTAAAGTTTAATAATAAACTTGCCAGCCGTATATGTATTATTAGTGCTTCCACCTGAAGCAACTAGATACAAATATGTGTCAGCTGCTGGTACTGCTGTTAGCCCTTTAGGAGCTAATAGGTTTGTCCAATCAGCTGCTGTAGCTAACAATGCTGCTTCACTTCCACTAGCATTAATACCAGCCTCTTCTGTTAATGTAGCTACCGTATTTGAGTATAAATCAATGTCAGGCTCTCCACCAGCAGGAGTTTCCAAACATTGTACATAACCGGATAGGATAGTACCGTTTGTAGCAGCAGTAATCTGTCCATAATGACAGTTTGCAGTATCAGCTTTACCGATAACATCGCCATCAGCACCACCAGAGTTTAGCCCTGTTACGTCTAATGCGATAGTTGTCTCGATAATATTACCAACCTGAACGACACTGTGCTTTACAATAGCAGCAGCTACTGCTGAAATCCCAGTTCCTACAGTCATTTGAGCTGTAGTTCCTAATGCTACAGTACCAGTAAATTCGGTAGCTGCTGATGTCACATTAAGAGAATCTCCATCCCATGCAATTGTAGCGTCACTGTCCGTACCAAAAATGATAGTTTCATCATCAGCGAAATAGTTAAAGTCATAACCTAATGAAGACCGGGCAAGTACCCTAGTATCACCAGTTACATCAGACATTTTAAATGAATGTTTTGTCATTTAATTCCTCCAAATTATGGCGATTTTATTGTACCGCCGACATATAAATGTTCATTATTTCTTAAAATGGAGGGTGGGTTTCCCCACCCCTCATTTATAAACCTAAGATTACGAGTTAAGGTCGGCAATCTTAGCTTGTACCCAAATATTCTTACATCGCATCTCACCCATAGTATAGAGCAAGCCCCGTACTACTAGAGCATTAGCAGCGAAGTAATCCCTGTTCTCGATATATTGAGTAGGCTGGGCCACAGCCATCTCTATATAGTCCGTATCAAGTACATAGACGTTAGAACCTAGAACAGCATCTGCTGTAGATACAGATTTAGGCACATCAGCATCTGGAAGTATAGGAATACCTTGATAAGTAGCTAAAACAAGTCCTGTTCTAGTACCCGGATAAGTTCTCTCGGAACCTATGCCAACTTGATATTCCTCTTGTCCCATATACCTTTGGTTGGAGTTAAGCAATCTTTCAAGATTGAAATATTGATCGTGACCCAAAAGTATTAGTTTTGGCTCTCCACCATTCTGCCTTACTTTCTGTATAGCTGTATCTATCAAATTTAAAGATAGAGATCTTCCTGTACCACTATTATATGATACGGAAGCACCAGCATCCCAATCACCAGCAGTTCTACCTGCTAATGTTAGGTCATAAGCTCTTGTCCTAGCAACACCACCACCAACAGCAGCTCCATCTTCAGAGACGATATCGTCAATTGAAGTCATTCCAGCTCTGGAATATATGTATGCTATATCACCGTCAGCAAAGGTTGTGCCAGAAGCTACGGTAACTACACCGGTTGAGGTGTTAACTGCGGATACAGCAGAACCAGAAGTTCTGTCATGGTCAGTTGCTGTAAGGTCATACTGCGCTACTGCATCTCCAATTTTGAAGTGTTTTGCGATAGCGGCAGGAACGGTAAATGAAGTGGTAGCACCAGCAGAGCATAAATAAGCTGAACCAGCCATTATTTCCTCATTTATTTCCTTGATGTGGTCTAACTGAGCATTTTCGTTCTCCAATGCCAAAACATCTCCAACACCACCCTCTAATTGTGCTGTGAAGACTGACTTCACGGAAGCACCGAAAGTGGTTGAAACAATTCTAGGTAAACTAGAAACTGATTCTATATTAGAGACATCTACTGTTGGTAGAGTTCCAGTCTCAGTTACAGGTCGTGAACGTCCGGAACCTCTATCGGTCCTTACCCTCCAACCTGCTGTGTTTCCCCATACTACGCGAGGAATAGCGTTGAAGAAGCGAGTTTGGTTATTTAATGCCTGCCAAACTTTTCTTCCATAAGTTGTGTTAAAAATACCTGTAGCAGTATCAACGGTAAAGTATGACTGCTTTTGCAGATACTCTTCGCCAAATACTGACTGATACAATCCTCGTTGGGACTGCGCCAGATATTCTGATAGACTTGGATTAGCCATTAGCCAATATCCTCCTGATTATTTATTAATTAATTGTTTAACCTAAAAGTTCCCTTGGCACACCGTCAGTATTACCTGTTTGGATGTTGTGTTGTAGATCCCTAAGTTCTTTATATGATAATGAAGTCAATTGGTCGGCAACATCACCATTATCGGATTTAACTAGTGGAGTAGTGTCTACTCCTAGACCTGCGGATATTTTAGGAGCTTTAAGAGAAGTCTGTTCGCTGAAGCCCATCTTTCGTAGACGCTCTTCTGCTACACCCTTACTATCGGTAAGAGCTTTTTCCAAAGCAGAAATCTGCTTCTTCATCGACTTCATTTCCTCTGACTCATCATCTTCTTCTTCAGGAATATCAGCTGCTTCATCATCTTCATCCTCATCCTGTTTGTAGGCCATTCCACCCTTCTCTACGTCATCTTCATCCTCATCTTCTTCATCATTTTTCTTAAGACTTGCTTGAATAGTATTCTGTTGCTCTTCTATGTCTGTAGAAATGTCTGCGTTCTCTGGACTATCATCTGCAGTAGCTGCAGATCCAACTGACTTAGCAGGTCGTGAATCACCACTAACATCTAAACCAGCTAATTCGTCTTTCAAAACGTTAAGAACTTCTCCAGCTATGGATTTTACTAAATCTTCTTTTGCATTGTCACTAGCTTCTTCTTGAGCTAGTTCGAGAGCATAAGACTCTTCTTTAGCCAACCGAGTATCCATTTTCTGTAAAACTTCTGCTACAGCAGCCAAAGCAAGGTTAGTACCTTCCATTTGTTTTTCGATGCGTTCTGTTACATCTGCCATAAAACCATACCTCCCTGAGATAAATTAATTTTTATCCATCGTGAAGGTTGGTCTGAGCCACCTCCGACCTCCATAATAGAACTAAATGTAACGCTATTTTATAACGTCAATATATTATACTCATTAAACTTGAAAATCCTACAGTAAAGTTATAAATTATATAAGTTATATTATATTTATGTGTTTTCTGAGGTATCCGGCACTCCATTTGAATCTAAAAAGATCATTTCCTTCCTAAAATCATAGAGGGGTATCTGTATAAGTTTCTTTTGTTTCTCTAATTGACTGCCTTCTGGAGTAAACGCTTCAATTAAATCCAAAATTTTACCCACCATTCTGCTATGTCTTGCTATTATATAATCTTGTTCTGGGGTTACTTTACGCACATCTACCATTATTTCCTCCTAATCTGTTTCTAATTTTTTTATTTTAAGTGTTTCGGGTAATATTTTTTGTGCAAGGCTATCTTCCCCACTAAGTACGTTTTCCCAAGCTTTCTGTACCCAGTTAGCACCTTCATAATTAATAGTGGCTTGATCAATAGATCGCCAACCGCCGTTTATCTTCATTGGTTTATAATATTTTTTATATTGTTTGGTGTGGCCCCTTACCCTTTTACCTTTTCTAGTATAAGTTTTTATTTTAGATATCCAAGGATATTGTCCCGAATCCTCTAACTCCACTTGCGACATTCCTGCCCCCTCATGTAAAGAATACGCATAAGGTGTATTGTATGTAATACTGAATGCTTCCCCGGTACGATAATTAGCAGTATCAGATAAAGTACCGCTATCTTTAAGCTGCCCACTTCTGCTAGGAACCATATCTTGAGCTTTCTTAAAAGTAAGACCAACCAATCTTTCGAAATAAGATTTCTCTAATTTTTTCAGCTCTTCTACAAACTTCATAATCCCTTCATTAGTGAAAGGTTCCTTTAAAATGTTTCTGTTAGCTTTAGCCATGATAGTTATTATACTTAAAAAATTAAGTTACTCTTCAATTAAAGAAGACCAGATGAGTGGTACATCATCATTAAACTTATTTTTACTTCTATCATATCTATTTAAATAAATTATTTCTTTACCTATATAGCCATACTTAGGGTGAAAATATAATGCTAGTTGTTTCGGTTTAGTGGCTGCATGAAGTCTTTGTAACGCAAATTCATCCGGCCCTTTCATACATCCTGCGATATGAAGGGACCCAGTTCCTATATCAATTTCATCCACACGATGGAAATGTCCAATAATAGCAGAATCAAATTGTATTACCTTATTAAAAGGATTTTGATTACCCACCTCACTATTAACGTTCTTTTGATATTGTAAAACTCCTCGCAAAGAAGTTATGGCTCTTGCAATGGACATATTACTACCAGCTCCAGAAATACTATCTCCATGCATAATTAATATAGTATTGTTATATATGGAAAATGTGTTTATAAAACTTTTAGGGATGTCAAAGATTAAATTCTTTTGGTTTTTACAAAAAACACTTACCCATTGATACATCATAAAGTCCCAGTCCATATACTTATCCTTCATAGGAGGCTTCCTAGTCATTCGACCATGATTACCAACCACGCAAGGTACTCGTATGGATTTAAAATGAGGAGCCAAAAACATCAAGGCTTGTGCTATCAAATTAGCCCCTCGTATCATCTGTTCCATACAGTTTGATATGTTTGACCTAGCAAGTTCCTCATGTATATCACCAGATATCATGTCCCCCAACATAGGAACTATTAAATCATCTACTTTAGCAATATTTCTTCTATAATTTACTAAATTTAATAATTGGTTTGCCCAGCCGTATAATCGTTGATTAAAAATATTGAAATCATATGTATTAAGACCAACCATCTGTTCAGCATCTACTGATTCTCCTATATGAGTATCGGATAACGGAGCCACAACAGTTTGGGTGTGTTTACCTACAAATTTACCTTTAGGAGGGTTATATCTAACTGAAGCTACAGGTTTAAATCTAGGGGCTAACTGCTTAATAGAATCAATTATTAAATCTTTTTTAACGTTATCTTTGAGGAGTTGTTGGTATAACTTTTTATATAAGTTTGCTTCCCCTTTAGAATGGGAAACCTTTTTATCTAATCTTATTCTATCTTCTGGAAGTAAGAAGTCCTCTTCTTCTTCTCCCCATGCTTCTTTGTCGTGACAACGTTGAATTGAAGTTCTGTGGACCCTTATTCCGTACTTCTCGTCCAACCAATCCGCTATCGAATCCCACGTCATTCCCTCTGCCCGCTTTCTTATTATCTCTGATTTTGCCTGATCTGGAATCATAATTCCTCCTTATCTTAAGATTAACTGTTCTTCCGCAAATAATACAATGTAAATCCCCATCCATATCTATATAGATATCTCCATCACATTTAAAGCATAACTTGGAATACATACTTAATCTTCTTTAACGTAGTGGATTAATCCATTCACGATGAATTAGTTTTTACCCCTCAAGAACTACTTTTTTCTAACTCTTGTTTTATCTCCTGTTCTAGTGCTTGTTCTATTTCTTGTTCTATATCTTTATAGTTTTTATCTTCTGGAATTTCAATATTTTCTTCTGGATCAATTTCATCGGATTCAGTGTCTAATTTTATATTCAACCCAGCAGGTGCGGCTGTTGAAGCCTGCCCTGTATCATGAGGATCATTTCTCTTATCATCTTGACTATCATCTAATTGTTTAATGCGTTTAATTTCATCGTTTTGTTTTAATGCAGCTTGTTCATCTGGCTCCGCATCAAATTCTGAAGGTTCTGCATTAGTATCTTCGGGGGATTCTTCTTTCTTTTTCTTCCAGTCAATTCTTGGGGGTTGGTCATTTATTGAAGTTCCACTATGTTGTTGAGTAAACTGTGAGTCTTGTTCTTTATGAAGTTCTGTTGTAACCCATTTAACTAATTCCACTACAGATTTTTTAGTTGCTTTAACCATCTTTTTTTCGGGACTATGATCCCTTAGAAAATCAGCAAGTCTATTGACACCAGTTCTTTTCCTCTGTTTCTTTTGTTTAGGACCCGCCCCATAGGTGGGGGTGAAGACGCCTGAATTAGACGATGTGAAAACAGTTCCTCCTCCATCACCAAATGCACCATCTTCTTTTTTTACTTTTTTCATGTTAATACCTTTAAGAATCTATGTTAGCATCAATTTTTGTTGATGCGGAATTATTTTCTTTCTGTTTATTGTTTTCCCGACTGAATTTCCTAGGATCTGTAAATGTCGCCTTCTCAACATGAGTTACGCCGGTAGGAGATAAATTGGCTACATATTCCATATTATTTTGAGAAAACCACATTTTACTTAAATCTGAAGTCACCTCTCTTATTACTGGAGACATAAATCCTTTTTCATTTAAGGACTCAACCCAAGATTTAGAAAGTGTTATATCATCTTTCTTGCGGATATCTCTATATTCTTTAGGATTTTTATCCCCACGAGGATTTGTATACCACGATTTATCTACATTTTCAGCTCTAGCTTCTGCGTATTCATCTATATCTCTTTCTTCATCTGGAGCTTTATCTGCCCAATTAGGAGTTACGCCACCAGTTCTACCCTTAAACTTTCGCTGTGATCTGGGAATGGATTTTTCAAGCGGCTCCTCCTCGCCTTCTTCTTCATATTCAATGTCTTCATCAACCATCGCTTGTTGTTCTTGCATCTGTTGTTCCATTTCCATTTGTTGTTTTTGTTGTTCAATTCCTATAGCCAGCTGTTCAGCAGACAGTTTAGCCGTAGGAACATATTCACCACTAACAATGAAGTCAGCCTCCCATATTGGGGTATCCTGTTCTTTCAATCTAACATCAAATCCAAGTTGAGCAAACTGACTAACAATTTGAATTTTCTGTTGTGCAAATGATAACCTAGTATTCTCAGCCTTCTCTTCAGGTTGTGGTAATCTGATTTCATAATCAGTTATACCGAAAGCTTTTAAGAGCTGAGGGAATATTTTTTCGTGGAATAATCTTTGGTCGCCTTCTACTACACGACTCATAACAACTAATTGCTGTGTTTGACTTGATAATCCTCCGAAAGCTTCAGGTGCGCCCTGCCAAGCTGGAGTTACACCCCACATTGCAGCCACCCTTTCTCTAATTTCATCTCGAACAGGAAGATAATCCATCTCCTGAAGGGTATGAAATAAACGAACCAGATCAACACGGCCCCTTTGATTTCTAGCAGATACAGCTACCATTGGTATATAGTTTGGATCAATTCGAGTCTGGGCTGCTATATGTTCCCGTTCTCTACGTAATGATTCTGGATCATCTGTAGTTACCATTAACATAGCCGCTGGCATCTTTCTCTCAAAGAAATACCTATAGAGATTCTTATCCATCCCCACTAAAGTTAAAGCTTTTTCAAAAATAGTGAGTAGTGGACTCCAACCATAAGTTTCAGAAGGGGAAAACTTAGATAAGTGAATAATTTCACTATCTGTAAAATACATATGTTTATTTCTATGATAATATTTGTACATCGCAGGATGCATTTCAATATCACAATTATCCTGTTTACATTGCCCTGAAGCTTCCTGTACATTTTCTCTATGTAAAGGGCAAAGGAAATGAGAATTTTTAGGTAATCCGGCAGTATCAAGATCAAATTCCATTAAAGCTGGATTTAAACGTCTAATCTCCTGCATCTTAGCAGTAACTTTACCCTCACCAACATCTGTATATTCCTTAGCTAAATATAAAAACCCATCATCAAGAGAATTTACATCGAAATGGAATTGTCGTAATACCTCTTCTATACTTTGATCAAATACATTACAATCAGCTGTCCAGTTTTTAAGTTTTTCTTTCTGTTTTGGATCTGGGTTTTCTACAGTTGGGACAAATTCTAATCCCCGCCTAAAAACCTCTCCTGTTATATGGGATAAAGGGCCTCTAATCTCCTCTACAGACATGGCTATTGTTTGTAAATCTTGTACAAGTTGTTGCCTGTATGCCATTTGATGGCGTATCCATGTATTAACCACATGATCTAAACCTATAGTAGGCGCAGCGTTGGTGTCCCCACTCGCTTTCATCACATCCAACAAACTGATTTGCTTATTCAAATCAGCCATCTGTTGTGTCATTTTTGGAACCTGTGGAAGGTATTCTGACAACTTCATATAATTATTCCTTATTACCTAAATTGGTCATATCCTGTATTGAAACTAATTTTAATATTGTGTTCATAGCTTTTTCTTTTAATTCATAATCATTTGTGGGGGAGGTGTCGTGTATCCGTTGATTTTTTTCTTCTTTTAGTTTTGTTATTTGGTCATGTAAAGATTGTATATCTTCATCCCTTTTTAATATCCCCTCATCTAATTCGGCTAATTCCGATTCGTTTACCCCGTGATTAGCATTTTGTAAAACCCCTAATCTCCCCGCTTCTTTCACTAAAGCGTGGAACTGTCCTTCTGAAAGTAAAACTACTGCTGGACTATCATCCGGAATATCAGAATCTGCATCAACCTGCTTAAGGTCATCATGCCATGTATCTAATATCCTCCACGTCCTCGCTTCATCTTGTAATGCTACATATTGCAGTTCTCCACCAGCTAACATGTTTCCTATAGGCATTATTAATTCTCCTCTATATACTAAAAGCTTGTTCTAATTTCTTAACGTTATAACCTACTATGTAAGTTATATCCCCCTCGTTTTGTATAATTGTTATCGGGGTTGATTGATAACCCTTCTGAATGAGTTCTCTCCTATTTTCTTCCTCTGTAATATTTTTTTCTGTATATGAAATATTATTTTTGCCTAACCAAGATTTCGTAGCCATACATGGAGAGCAACCATTGGATGTATATATTATTACCCCCATAAATTCTCCTAGTTACTTTATTATACTCAAATTATATTAATTACCTAAGCAATAACACAAGCACTGAAGCCACAAGCCTTACAAGTCTCACAACCTGATTCCATCACTATGTATGGACTATTGCAACAATCCTCTGTATTTGGATAATTTTCTTCTTTTGTTAAAGGTAAGGTAAATTCTAATTGATTACCTTCATTTGTCCCTTTAACTAACACTTCTTTCTCCCTACTTCCGGCTCTATATACAGTAATACCCTTACATTTCGTATCCCACGCTAACCTATAAGCATTTTTAACATCATCCACTGACGCTTTATTTGCAAAATTAATGGTTTTAGAGATTCCAGAATCTACATGTTTTTGGAATGTGGATTGCATTAATACATGATCTTCAGGTGAAATGTCTGGAGAAGTAATATAAACATTTTTTACCCATGTGGGTATAGCATATGAGTATTCTTGTAATGAACCCCCATTAGCAAGATACTCCATCAACTCTTGAGAATAAAAACCGTATTCTTTAGCATCCTTCTTAAAATACTTATTTACATAGTTAAATGATTTACCCTCTAAAATGTTTTGCTTTTTCCAAGCTAATGCAAATGTTGGTTCTATCCCACTTGAGCAATCAGCTAACATAGATATTGTTCCTGTCGGAGCAACAGTCAAGCGACAATGATTCCTGTACATTTCGGAATTTCTATCAAATGTACTATCCTCCCAAGCAGGGAAAGTTCCTCTTTGAGAACCAAGATCCAAAGACTCATCATCAGCCCATTCTTTAATCTTGGACATTATTTCATTTCCAACTTCTCTAGCTGTTTCGGAATTATATGAAATTCTAAGTTGAATTAACAAATCTGCAAATCCCATTACCCCTAAGCCGATCTTTCGAGTAGCTTTAGTCATATGTTCTATGTCAGGAGTCGCATAGTGATTAGCGTCTATTACATTGTCTAGGAATCTGGTTGATAAACGAGTCACCTTTTGTAGTCTTTCCCAGTTTATTTGAACTTTCCATGCAGGCCCCTCCACAAGTTGTAAATCCCTATTAATATAAAACTCTGCTAAATTAATTGAACCTAAATTACAAGATTCATTTCCTAAGAGAGGCTGTTCGCCACATGGGTTAGTAGCAATCATTTCTCCATAGGTTTCTGTTACATGATTATCTGTATTGACTTGATCTAAAAAGATCATTCCGGGTTCACCGTTTTTCCACGCCCCCTCAACTATCTTATTAAATACAGCCTCAGCATTTAATTTTCCAGCTACTGTATTATTATGGGGATTAATTAAAGTATAATCTAATCCATTTATCACACAATCCATCCAATGTGAATCAACTCCCACTGATATATTGAAATTATGAATATCCCCTTCATTAGACTTACAAGTAATAAACTCCAAAATATCAGGATGATAAACAGACATAACAGCCATATTCGCTCCATCACGTTTACCTCCTTGAGTTATCATAGAGGAAACCCGTGAAAGTGTTTTTAATACTTCTATCGGGCCACACGCAATTCCGTGAGTGGTTTTAATTTTAGATCCTTTAGGTCTAATTTTTGAGAGCGAGAATCCGGTTCCACCACCAAACTTTTGTACCATAGCTGTGTCAGTAGCAGCTTTCATAATACCTTCCATCGAATCTTCTAAAGGTAAAACGAAACATGCGGATAAGGTTCCCTGCTCTGTTCCAGCATTCATTAAAGTTGGGGAATTGGGTATGAATTCAAGATTAGAAAGCATTTCAAAAAAGTCGTTTTCAATTAACTCCGTTTCTACCGGTAAAGTGTAGTAAGTAGTTTCTATAGAAGAAATTGCTTTAGCAACTCTTTTAAACAATGTATTGCTATCTTCAACAACATTCCCATTTGTATCTTTTAATAAATACCTATGTTCTAAAATTGTTTCCGCCTGCTTTGATAAAGCCTTATTATGTGTTGTTAATGTTGTTGTAGCAACGCTTGTCATCCTCTTGTCCTCCAATTTTATTTACGTATTCCACAATATAAACATAAACCACGTTCCGCTACCCAAAAAGAAGGACTGCAAACTACTTCTTTGCACTGTGGATTAGGTGCAGAAGACATGCGTTCCTGAGCGTTAACAGGTTCCATTTGTAATGCTTGGGCTGGGGAAGTTTTATTTACCTTCCTTAACCCTTGATTATCAAGCTTCTCTAACCTGCCTTCTGGTGTTTCATATGGACTTACAGCTTCAAACCAATCATTTGCACTGCCTAAATCCACAAACTTATACGCAGTATCATGTACTGCCTCTAATGCCATTGCTATTGAAAAGAAGGCGTCTCCGTGACCTAGTGGGGTATCGGGAGCCTTCAACTCATTACTTACTGATAATATTTGTTGTTTTTGTCTTTCATCTTTAATTAATCTTAAATTACCACTATGTACAAATTTCTCAAATATACCCGCCATAGTGTTTTTTGACTTTCGACTAAATATTTTAGATAACCACCGAGTATCTAACCCCCTATCTTCTAACTCCCCTCTAGTATTATCTATATATCCAGAACTTAAATTAAAATTTTCCGCCACTTCATTAAGGTATTCAATCTGGTCTGAATACGACCAACCGTCTAAGAAGGATTGATGTATCTGTTCTACCCTTTCCCCACGTTTTCTGAATAAAACTAAATGAGATGGATGTTTTTTCTTTCCCACATCAAACCCACCGAATACTTGGTCTCCAGACTCTAAATCACTAAAAACTTTAGTGGCAGGAGCGGACCTTAATATTTCATCTTCACATTTAAGTATATCTTCTTCGTCAAAATAAGCTTCAGTTGAAAAATGTGGTATTAACATGAATTCCGAAGCGAATGATTTAGGTCTTGCTTGTTGTTGTTGTAATAACCAGTCCTCCGAATATAATTCTGGCATTAAAACCCTTCTACCGGGTACAGGGTCTAAAGCAGGTAACACTCTTGATTTAAAACGACTATCTTCTTGAAGTTTAGTAAGGAGGTCTCCCGGCATCATCGGAGTCCCTAACACAATAGTTGGAGTCCCTCTTAAGGGGATGAACAGTGATTCTGTCATAAAATGGTCTTCTACCTTGGTTATCTGCCCTACATTTAAAGGATTCTCTGGATCACGTAATACGTCATCCGCTATTAATGCTCCATTAACATGCATTCCCCGTTTAAAGCTGAATAGCCCCCCATGCATTATCTCCACAGGTTTATTGTTTAAATAATATCTAGCTGAAAAATCTGCTTTGGGGCTTCTATTAACTAGTATCTCATTTAAAATAGGGTTTCTGGAAATCGCTTTATTAATTTCTGATATATGGTATTTCGCCATTCCATCAGAATAACTAAGATAAAGTACAGAACAATCCCTTTGTGCGGTTAATAATCTCCAAACACTAAATGCATGTCCTAATACAGTAGATTTAAAATGGAATCTTGGTAATACTGCAACATAATTCATCCCAGTTTCCAGACATTCCTCTATATCGTCAGCTAATATTCCCACATGCCAAGCTTGAAAATACTCTGGATGGTCAAAACTATAACACCATATATTTTGAAGGAAATCTTTAAAAGAACCAACTTTAAATTTCTCCTGCTTCTTTAAACCTTCCGAAAGTAAATTGAAGGCGTTTTCTACTGTTATTACATCATTAGCCACGACTATTTATCTTCCTCCTGATTTTGTACCAGAGTCTTTAATTTAACGGCTATCTTATTCAAAATATCCTGATCGGATATCTCTTCAACTAAAATCCCTAAAACATCCTGAACGAATTGTAGGTTTATCAGTCCAGATAAAACATCCCTTTGCCCTTTAATTGCTATGTCTACAGCCTTTACAGCATCAAAGGCCTTTTCAAAAGGTAACCCCTCCGATTCTCTAAATGCTTTATTAGATAATGATGTGTACCTCTCAAGCTGTTCATGTTGCAATCTTGCAAATTTCTGTCCTTCTGATTCGGCGATCTTTTGTTGATTATCAGACCTAGCAACGGCTTTCTGTTCACCCCAACCATATTGCTTCGCCCACGCATAGATAGTCACAGGCTTCACTTCTGTGTCATTTTCTTTGGATATTATTTCTGCTATTTCTTTAGCAGTTTTATCTCCAGCTACAAATAATTTCATAGCATCAAGTTTTACAGATTCAGGAAATCTTTTAGGCATTTACCCCTCCTATTCATACATGCTGTTAGGGTCTAACGCCCCATATCCAGCATCAGAAACATGTTGGGAATCAATATTCCCTCCAATAGGAGAACCATCAGATTGTAAAACGCTAGTAAAATCAAAATGACCTGTCTTTTTCGTAGATGACGTAAAGCAAGTAGGCACTTTAATTTTAAATTTTCCTGCTCCTATATATACCTCATCATAAGTAATAGCTATCTCATCTCTTGCACATATAGATGACCATATAGCTTCCTGTTCTGCTATGGGGGCATACAATTTATTTTTTAATATTGTTCCGGAAGTTCTTTGTAAGCCTTTTATTTCCTGATTATATTTACAATCAATGTACTTACACCAAACCACTACCCCACGTTCTTTTTTCACATCCTCTAAAGTAGGTAATTTCTTTGGGAATTTATCTGCATACTTCTTTTTTTTCTTTACTGCTTTACTGTTAAAATGAATCTGAATTTCTGGTCTTACCTTTTTTAAACCGCCTACCATTAGTCTAATCTCCTTTTATTCCATAACGCTATACATGCCGCATCGGCATAATCTTGTTCAGGGAAAACATCTCCCCATTTATCTACCGCAAATTGTCTGATATCATCTTTTGAGGCATTTCCTTTACCTAAAACACCTTTTTTCCATTGTTTATTATCCACCCTAATCGCATCAATACCCTTTTGTAACAAAGTACCCCAAGCAAACCCAACTACATGAGCGATTGCGATAGTCGCCTTTGGATTTTGAATAAAAATCGCTGCTTCAATGGAAGCTTTATCAGTTATATTTATTTTACTCAAATCATTAAAAAATCCTACCGATATTTCAGGGAATCTTTCCTCAAAATTTTTCTTTTTACTGCCCCACTTATACATTGAACTTATTTGTTCTTCAGGATCTAATAAAACTCCATGAATAGCAAGCGAAGAACAGTCCAAACCTAAATAATTCATACATTAGGCCTGTAAGTTCTTAGAGCAACAACTCTTGAAACTGTATTATACGCGGTAGTATATGTATTTAATAAACCGGAAATCTTCTTAAGTTTAACTTGTGCATCTATGATCTCCTGTTTAGCAGCTAATATATCTGGGAATTTAGTTAAAATCTCACCCCTAAGCTCTTCTTTTGTGGGTTTTCGTATGGAAAGATCCTCATATATTTTAGCTATTTTAAAATGTGCTATACTATAATCTTCCACAAAAGAAGCTTCTAATGCTCCCATTACTGCTTCTTGGTCAGCTAATTCAGTTTCTATATAAGCTTTATAACCCCCATACATAGTTAGAAAAGTTTCTAATTGTTTATTTTCAACATTCATTAAATTAGAAAAGTCTAAGTCATCCCTTTCAGACAAGTCCATGCTAAAACTGGGTATATTAAGAGCGTCTACCTCTTGTTTAGCATTCTCTAAAGATTTTGTCGGTGTCCAATCCTTCATAATAAATTCTCCTGATTATTTTAAATTAACTTTTTTACACGCACACCAAACCAATCCTGTACATCTGGTTGGTGGAACCCTCATATTTTGTATATTAAAACATCTGGTTAATATATCGTCCCATTGTTTTAAATCCCGCTTAACTAAAAAGGTTTTAATTTTTTGATTATCTTTGTTTTCATAAAAAACAGTTCCTATATCATAATGTCCTATATTAAGATACATCTGAAGTTGGGTTTTATGATCCTCTCTAGGACCGTTTAATTTACCAAAATAGTAATTGTTTATCGACTTTAATTCTACAGGAACTATCCCATGCTCTTTATGTTTAATAAGGAAATCTATTCTTCCTGACATTGGAGGGTTTTCATGTTTCACCTTCACCTCTTGACCCATTAGAATACCTAGTTCTTTAAACCAAACCTCAACTCGTTTTTCTAAATAACTACCATTCTGGAATATACGATTTAATATAGGTTCTAATTTGGTTTCAGGCATCTGCCCGTTAAAGATCAACCATACCGCCCGATCACATTTATTACTTAATGTAGATGGGTGAAAAACGCCGCTTCTTGATGGTGTCATTGTGCTGGTTAAATACTCATCTAGTGCAGTGTTTAGCCACACATCTTCGGGTTGTATTTCTATTGTTCTGGGATTGTCTGGTCTTTTATCATCGTTAAATTTAATAATTCCCGGCATAAAATTTCCTTTATAGCTTTCCTCGTATCCTCTTTAATGTGTAAAATATATTCCACATCATTATATTTTTGTAACTTTACATCTCTTTTTCGATCACGCTTTTTTAAATGTCCATATGTTCCGTCAGCTTCAACAACCATTCTGAGTTCTGGTATATAAAAATCTACCGTGTATGGGTAAAAATCATATTGTTCTGTATACCTAAGCCCTAAATCAGATAAACACTCAGCAATTATATTCTCCTGCTTTGTAAAATCTCTAGGTAGTAAGCTCACTTTGTAATTCCTTAAAAAGTTTCTTATTCTCAATAAAGAATTCTTTAACTCCATTTAAACCTTGTAATTTAATTTCATTATATGTATACCAAGGACCGGCTTGTTTAATCAGACGTTGTTTAATCGCTTCCCTAATATAACTTTCCATAATGTCTATCCCACCCTCAACTCTAAAGGGAATGGTTGCCGAATTCCAGTTTTCACCCCCTGCTTTCGTTTTGCGTAACCTAATATCCATATCAAAACCCACGTTCTGCTTACCTTCTTTTATCCAACCCTGTCTCCGAACTTGTATTAAGAAGTGGGCGAAGAAACTTTGTGCTAATCCTCCGGGCATGTTGTCTAAAGCTGTAGGACCAACGGAAGATCTGACTTGGTTTATAGCTACTAAGGCTGAACCATATTTAAGATTAGGTAATAATTTAGGTAAGGCACTATTTACAAATCTAGCCTGCCAAGCCATAGGATTATAACTAAACTCTTCATCTAATACTACGGTGGGTACTAAACCAGCTATGCTATCCAATACAATAATATCCACACCATCCAGCATTAACTCCCTAATCGTGCTAAAAGCCTCCTCTCCAGTAGTTGGTTGTAAAAATAGGAGGTTTTTTGTATCCACACCACATTTTTTAACCCACTTAGGGTCATAAGATAGTTCTGTATCAATCCATGCGGCTACCCCACCTTGCTTTTGAACATTAACAACAATTTGTGAGGCTAAGTATGATTTACCAACATTTGTAGGCCCATAAATTAAAGTAAATCTTTTCTTGGGTATACCACCACCAGTTAATTTATCCAAAGCTGGGATATTAAATGGAATCCTGTCATACTCTAACCCAGCACTATCCCCTGATTGTAGATTTTTATGCTTTTTAAGTAGTTGTTTTATAACCTCAGATGCTGTTTTCTTCATTCAGTATCCTCTTCGTCTTTACTATTACTTTTATGATAAAGCTCGCTAAGTTTGGTTTTTATTAATTCTAAACTAGCGTCTATCACAGTATCCGCATCTGCTAACTGAGCTTCTAAAGATAACTCTGTATCAATGTCTGATATTTCGACATCAATACGGCGATTTTCAAAATCCGCCATTTTTTGTGTAAACCCACCTTTAACTGAAATTAAAGACATATTAATCCCCCATTGACTTGTTTTCTTGGAGTTCATTAGTGAAACTCCCTTTAGCTAACATTAAAGCAATTATACCATATCCAGCGATATCTATAAACGTATCTATAACTGATTCATTCTTTGGCTCGTAATCGTTTTTCCACATCAGGTTTTTTAATCTCGACACTTTATCCCATAATCTAACAACCAATCCCTTTTCCCTAAAAGCTAAAATGTTGTCATGACCATAATCATGTTGTTTGTTTATTACAACTTGTGCTATTTCTAATGCAGCTTCCCTGCAAGCTTCTTCATAACTTTGTTCCATAATAATTCCTTCCTTAATCTGAATAATCTAAAAATGAAATATCTTTAAAATCTTTTTTATTAGCCCATGATTTAACGCATAACTCCATATCAACTTTTAAAGGGATATCTAAACTGTTTTGTTCAAGTAATTCTTTGATTCGCTTTGGAATTAAGCCTAATTCAGATTCATGTATCTCACATATAATCTCATCATGTACTTGTAAGACTATATTGGATCTCTTATCTTGTAAATAGTTAGAAATTTCTACCATTCTCTCACTAAGGATGTCAGCACTAGTTCCTTGTACAAGATAGTTAACTCCTTTATAAGCAAAATCTGCTTTTATATTATACCTACGATTATATCTATTTTTTATACCCTTTTTACTCTGTTTAACTCTAGCAACAACATCATTAAAAAATTTTTTAGATCCAACCATACCCTCAAAATATTTTCTTTTATAACTTGCTGCTTCTTCTGGAGTTGTTTTTAACTGCTCTGCTAGTCTATTTTTGCCGATACCATAAATTGTGCCAAAAGTGATACCTTTAGCTAGTTGTCGATAAAATTTAAACTGCTCATCATTTTCAGTAATGTTGAAGGCTAACTTAGCCGCCTCTCCATGAAAGTCCACCTCATCTTTGTTAAGTAAGGCATCTATAGTCTCATTTCTAAAGTAGGACATAAAAACTCGAACTTCCATTTGATTATAATCAAAACTAACTAATGAGTAATGTGGTCTAGGTACAAATAAACGTCTAATAGATATTTGATTTTCATCTTTATCATCATAAGATTCATCCCCAATAAATGCCCAAGTTTCTAGTACATCATCAGATAACTCTACATTAAGTTGTTGACCTTTTGATGAAACCATAGCGTCTATTTTGTTTTTTATTCTAAGTTTTTCTTCTTCAGTTAACTCAGGACTAACTAAACGAAAATGGTTTCTAGGTATATTTTGTAAATTTGGATCTCTACTGGAAAGTCTCCCTGTTGCTGTACCCCAATTACAAAAAGATGTTCGCATAACATCTTTATCTACATATCTATCTACATAAGTGGACTTTAATTTCTGTAACGCTCTGTATTGCCGTATTAACCCAGCTAAACGGTGATTTATGTTTACTAAAGCCGCCTCATTCCAAGAAGCAGCCCCCTTTTCAGTCTTTATTGGTGATTCTATTCCCAAAGAGGCGAAAACTTCCCCGATTTGCTTTGGGCTAGACATATTAAATTCTTTTTCATCATGTTTGGGGGAAGCTATTGGAATATCACGATTCCATTTTTTCATACCGGATACGTTAAGTATTTCACGTTCAAGTTCATTTAAGCGTATTAGTAATAATTTTTGAATTTTTAAAGTGTATTCTTTATCAATTGAGATACCTAACATTTCCATTTCAAGTAATACTTTAGTTAGCTTACATTCTAAGTTAAATATGTTACTTTGATCCGTTTTCTTTATCTTTACTAAACACTCTTGGTATAATCTCGCGGTTAAATTAATATCCTCTTTACAATATTCCCCCAAAAAATCTATTGGTGCTTCAGAAAAATTTTTGTGCCAGTTATTCTTACGTAACTCGTGTTTAGTATCAAGATCATACTGTACTGCTTCTGGACCATAACGCCTATTGCCTGTAGCTGTTAAACTTAACTCTCTAATGTCTGAGTGTTCAATTAGCCTAACCATCACAATTACATCAATTAAAGCTTTATTAAGACAAGTTAACCCCTCTTGAGCTAAAAAATGTAAATCGAATTTAAGGTTATACCCAATAAAAGTGTTTATTGATGAATTTAAAAACTCGATCAGTTCTGTGCGATGTTCCTTATAAAGATTTTGATCTCTATCTTCACCGGAATGTAAAAAGGGGTAATACTGCATTACCCCCTTATATTTAGGCTCGCCAATTCCTATACCACACAACTGATTAATATCATAATCTAACCCATTAGTCTCCACATCAATAACAACGCTTTTGGTTTCCAAGGTTGACGACTTTAATTGTTGTAATGCATCTTTAAAATTATTATTATTGACTATCATGATAAGTCTTAATACTTATCGTAACTTAAAATAAATTCGAGGAGGCACTCCCACTAACTGATTCCTCTTTAGGAGATCCACCCCCCTGCGTTCTATAAAAATAATCTTTTATTGACTCTACAGTATTGGCCTTCTCTAAAACATCTTCAGGTATTTTATTATTAATTGCTGTAGGAGATATGAAATATCGAGTGTCTATACCTTTCCCCTCTCTAACCATTTTCATCACAACTTTATTTAAAGCTCCTGATTCATCACCAATTGGCGAAATCTGTTGTTTCCAATTTGAATTACTTGTAGTAATAATGCGTAAATCATTAACTTCTTCTTTAAAGATTTTCCTGCCGCCAGCTGTCTCCGCTTCCTCCCAAATACCTTGCTCTATCAATTCTTGGTGTGTACCATCTATAACTTTTCTATGCTCTAAACTATGGTGAATTTCATGTATATATATCCAAAATGAAATTTTAAATCTACTTCTTACATCTGCTGGTACAACACTATTGTCTATATCAGGATGATCCATTAACGAAGTCCATTGATTTGAGCCGGTTGACCACATGTACATAAAATAACCATCTAACCAACGCTTTTCTACTTTACTTACTTCCGGTCTATCATCGCCAGAAGCTAACATTGTGAAAAATACTGCATCTCCCGGTTGAAAATAGTATTCAACATACTCATTCGCAGTCTCTGAACTTTTCTTTGGTTTATGCTCTTCAAAAGTTACAATACCCATATCTGTTCTCCTTAAAAAACTTCTATTTCTTATAATTAAATCTAACTCTTCTTTATTCCGAATTTCTTGAAAATCTTTATACTTATCTGGAAAGTCTACAAAGGATATCATGAATCTATCCTCAAAAGCAACGTCTAGTGTCTCGCCTTTAGTTTTTAATGCTCTTATTATCCCTTCTTGACCTGCCCTATCATTATCTAAACATAAAACTATTTCACTTGGATTTAAATTCCCTAATAAATCTATCTGATACTTCGACACAGAGGCCCCTAGAACCGCCACAGACGAATAATTATGCTGATCTAGCCATATAGTATCCAAAACACCTTCTACGACCAGTATTGGGCTATTATCACGTAATTTATTTTCCCCAAATAAAACCTTAGATTTTTTAAACCCCGCAGTAAATAAATATTTGGGTATTTCTTCTCGCCTTCGCGTAATCCAACCCAATGGCGTTTTATTAGGTGATTGTACTGGAATAACAAAATCACCATATTTATTTTGCTTACATTCCCATTTAGCTAATGTTTCTTTTGTAAATCCTCTCTGATAAATCCAATGATCATCTGGGAGAGGAAGTAAACCAGCATAAGAAGTTTGTGGAAAAACATCCAACTCTTTTACATTAGATTTATCATCAAAAAAACTTGTATATATTAAAGGGGTATCTAATTCATTTTTTAGTTGTTTTATTGCTTTGTGGGATATACCGCTAATTAAAGAGAATAAACTACCTTGTCCACACCCAGCATAACATATCCAAACACCCTTCTCTGTGTTAATTGAACAAGAAGCTCTTCTATCATAATGATTAGGAAGTGGACAATTAATAACGAACTGTTCAGAAGTTGGTACTTCAACCCCATATTTTAATAATTGGGAATACCAATCTATCACTACTCAGCCTCTTAGTCCTTCCCACGTAAATAAACTAGAAGTTCATTCTCATACCCATCTTTATCTATTACTACAAGCTTCTGCTTTGGGTCAACTGCTTTCTTAATCATGCCTGCGGTAATATCTATGAGGTGTTTATTTACGCCCCTACTTTTTAAAGTTGTAATAACGGTGTCATCATCATTACTATTAAATAAATTAAAAATACCCATTTTAAACTCCTTACTTTATATATTTAAATAATCGGGTCGTTCTTCAATGTTACCATTATCTACGTCCCAATGCATAACTGTCAAATCCTTCATTAATTCACCATCCCTATATTTCTGAAAACTAATACTTCTTTTATCGTCTTCTATTTCAGATAAGGTACACATTGATATAACTACATCAGCCGCTCTAAATAATGCATCACCAAAAGCTACTTGATTTGTTTTAGGGTGAGTAAATTCATCTACAACTTCTCTAGTTGCCTGTGTTGTAACCATAATAGGAATTTCCATAGAAATGGCTAAATTCTTTAAACCATAAAATAATTCATGGGATTGTTCCCAAGCTTGTTTTTTAGAAGTTCCCGTATTTAATAAGTAAACACCATCTATTACTACAAACTCAGGTTTATTCTGCCTAATTAAATTAGATATATCTTCCAAAGTAATACTTATGTGTCCGGAAATACCATCACAAACTAATAATGATTTTTGATCTGCTTTAGATAGGAAGTCTATATATTCAGCTTCATTAATCTTATCCCCCCTGCGTAAAGCACTATGTGATAAGTTATAGCCCATCATATTAGCTAAAACTACATCCAATCTCATATTCATGGATTGAGTAGGCATTTCAGTGGATATTAATAACGTTTTAAAGCCCTCTCTGATCGCCATAGCGGCAGAATGAATGCACATCCATGTCTTACCTATAGTAGGCCTCGCAAAAACCGATATAAGCTCTCCCGGCATCCACCCAACTCCAACATCATTAAGTGATGTAAAACTAGTAGGTATACCCATTAAACCTGAAACATTTTTATTACGTTTATCAACTCTATCTCTATATTCTTCTAACCGATCTAAACTACCGGAATTATACAGATCAAGATTTCTATCCATACCTACTCTTATGTTAGATAAGCTGGTTAAGATATTACTAAGGGCTTGTTTCGGATTTTCATTTATTATGGAGTCGACATCTCTAAAAGCTCGTATCGTTTGACGGCCTATTGAAGCTTCTTCAAATTGCTCTAAAGCAAACTCAAATTTTTGTGTTTTGCTACTTTCATCAAGTTCTGGGAACTCATTATGTAAAACTTCGACAGATGGGGGTGAGCCACACCTATCAACGTACTGAGCAATAAATTTATATTGTTTAGCATACAAGTGAAAATCTTGTACTGAAAACTTAAACTTATCAAAATTTTCTTTTTTAGTTAATTTAAAAAGTACCGCGGATTCTATAAATTCAGGGCTTGCCATGTGGTGAATTTCCTACTTTTGAGTATAAAACTCTATTAGAATTAATATTTTCTAAGTAATAGTCTACATTCACATCATCCAAACTGTCAATAATCTTCTTAGCTTCATTAAATGAATTATATTTTCCAACTACCCACACTTTAGAGGGATTTTCTATAGCTATAACCCTAAAAACATAATCCTCATCTTTAAGCGGCTTGGCACTTTGAATTAAACCTCCTTTTCTATGTCTCTTTACCACTATATCTTTAATCCTTCATCTACAAGTTAATATTCTTCAACTAAATCTGAAAATTTCTCTCTCAATGTTTGTCGAATTTTATACGCTGAATCACCTAAATCATTACTTATCTCTTCCATAGTCATCCCCTCTTGGCGTAACTCAAGAAATTTAAGCTCTTTAACATCTAATTTTTTATTCTCAATAACACTTTCCATTTCAATCTGTTCAAAAAGATCTACACTTCTCATATCTTCTGGCTCGATGCCTTTAATTTCACGCTGTGCAGAATCATGTAAGGGGACAAGTTCATCTAAATTTATCTCGTTCACATACTCCCCATCCGCACCCTGTTTTCTTTTCTTATCTTTACTTATTAATGTGTAGACCGTATTCTGCATAGCCCAATGTAAATAAGTATGGAATAATACTTTCTTTTCTTCACCCTTCTCAGTTTTATATGTTCTATCAGGATTAAATAAATTTGCCGCTTTTATAATTGAATACCTTAATTCTTGCGCCATTCCGTCTTTATCTATACTTAATCTTTTAATAGCCCCTTGTACAAAATCTGTTTGTAAAAATTTATGAACTTTAGGTTCCCATAACATAATTAATAAATCAAGATAAGGAGACATAATTTCTAACCGCAGTTGAGCTTCTTTAACTAAAAGATCACGTTCCACTTCAGAAAAGTTTAATTTTTCTAAATCTTCTCTATCAATAGCTTCGTATTTTTTAATGAATTTACGTATTTGTTGACATTGTTCATAAATAGTTAATAAAATTTCTGTAAGTTCACGTTCTGTTTGTTTCTCATTAGTTGTTTTTATACTGTTAGCAACTTTATATGTTTTAAGTAAATTGTATTTTTGTTTAACCTCCTGTATGGCTAAACTAAAATCAGTATTTATAAGGGGTATACTCTTTTCCATTATCGTTGCTTGTTATTTAAGTATTTAACAAAAATAGAGATGGTAAAAGCCCACAATATAATACCAATTATTAAAAATCCTATGGGAACTACAGTATATCTAGCTAAAACAGTCCAAACCATATCTTCGATAATATGGGCAAAAGATAATGATGTAAATAAAATCCAAAAACTTTTAGTTTTCAAGAAATTTAATGTGGTGATCATTTATATTCCCCTTTAAATAATATATGAACCCCAAGGGTTCATAAATATTTTACCAAACTTATGTTCTAATGTTAAGTGTTAAAATTTAGCTGTTCTAGTTTGTCCTGCTCTTTGGGCTTTGTCATAACATTGTCTAGTACAATACATATACTTTTTGTATCTTTTATCTTTATATCGCTGAATAATTTCATTACGTTTTCGATAAAACGGAATTCTGCAGAAAGCGCAATTTACTTTAATGTTGTAATATTTGAATTTACATTTTTGTGAACATATACGTTTTATATAACCCTTATGGTTTTCTATATAAGTTTTACAAACAAGACAATAACCAACTTTTCTTTTTTTTACTGCGACTGTGGTTATATTATTTGCTTTTAATACTTTATGGACATATTGTTTAGATACTTTAAATTGTTTACCAATTTGCTGTAACGTTAAGGTAGGCTTTTCCTGCCTATACAAAACAATGTCTTCGATTTTACTAGGCTTTTTCCTCATTATCTTCTGATTCTAAATTTTCTAACCTAGTTTTTAATTTTTTAATTTCTTCTACTAGCAATACTGTTAATAATTGATAGTGTAATGAATCCGGTTGCCCCTCTTTGTTATATTGAACAACTTCAGGTAATACATCCTCTAGCTCTTCAGCAATGTAACCAAAAGTAGTTCCACCTAAAAGACTTAGGTGTCCATCTATATAATCAAAACTTTTGGGTGTTAGATCATATATCTTTGAACTGTCTAGCTCCATTCCTCTAATATTTTCTTTATATCTCTCCGAAGAAGATGTACTAGCCCAATCAGTGGCTCCACTAGTCCCATCAGCCGTTAATACATGATTATCTGTTCCTGATGGGCCATTTGGAAATGTAAAGGTATAGGTCCCTGACACGCTTGCATGAGGCCTCAGTATCATAGCACCACTACCAGAATTAGTAGCCATATCTATTTGTGCATAATCATTAAAACCCCTGAGTTTTAAATATCCACCACCATCCGATGATACAACTTTAAATGTTTCGGTAGTACCATCCCCTACATTATCTCCACTATCTGTAAATACTGCGGTAGATTCTTGCATTTGCGCCCCGAAAATCTTACCTGAAATTGTTGTAGTGTCAACAGGTTCTTCAATATGCCATGTATATGAAGCAAGAGGATCATCTTTTATAGCCTCAAAAACAACAAAAGAATCTGCTGTTTGTACATTAACATAATTCTTCTTCATAATAGCATGTAATGATGTGCCTGTACCACCCGGATAAAAAACATAATAAGGTTCATTATCTAAGAATTCCGGGGAAGTGCTTCCCGTTAAATCACCTTGTCCGGGGTTCCCATGATATTCATCAAGCATAAAAGAAGCATGATTAGTTGTACCTTCTTCAATTGTTAAAGTTCTATCCCCAATAGTTATACTACCATCACTTGGGAATCTTTTTGTGCCTGTATTAAAAGTCCCTGTACCCCAAGCTACCGCATCATCATCAGTAGGTCTAACTGTAAGGTTAGTGCCTGCATCTGTCACGTTACCTGCTACTGTTGCAGAAGGCATTCCATGAATATATGCCAACATTTCTTGTGTTGCTACATCAGCTGATTTTCTACTATGTGCCGCCTCATCAGCTTTAGCTCTTCCTTGCACCTGCCATCGTGTGGATCTCACCCCTGATTGTTCTGAATAAGTAACTCTTATTACTGTAAAAATCTGATCTACATTTGCAAGATTATTTGTTACTTTTATAACATCTCCAGCTCTTACTGGAACATAATAACGTATAGTAGAATCAGTAGCTACAGTACCTGTCGCCCAAGTTACGGTGACTTGTGTTGCCGTAACAGCTGAACAATAGCCGTATGTTGCTGTTGGTTCGCTATTAGAATCTAATTCAGTAATAGCAGTTCCTACTCTAACACCATTATTTAACGGATTACCACTAACATTATAAATTGCTGTTGTGTCGCTATGCGTAGCCGCTACTCCCCCACCAACATCCTTATTTACTTCCCTTACAACTACTATGGTTGTACTGTTGGTTACACTTGATATGGTCATCTCCTCAGAATCAATTTTAATTGTCTGTCCTGCTGCCATACTGCTAGAACTCGCTACGGTTAAGGTAGTTGCGGTTGTGCTACTTATAGCCGCCCCTAATGTAGATAATTGTGCTGTCGTTCCAACATTTGCTAATGTATATGTCTGCGTTGTAGAAGATGTGCTATCAATAGCAGAAGGGCTATTATCAAAATATGATATAGGTTGTGAATATGTTGTAAAAGATCCTCTAATTGTAGAATTACTACTTTTAACTAATGAGGACGCAACCATTTCTCTAAGAGTGTCTGGGGTGGAAACTGGAGTAATTAAATGCTTAGTACGTCTAAAATTAAAAACGTTTCTAGGTCTGCTTTTTATAGTAAATGACGCAGAAGTATTTTGTTTACCATACCATATTACGTTCTCATCAAAAACAGAAGAATTAAGACCTTGATTCACTTCGGAAATTAAAACGTAAGCAATATTATCATTATCTATAGTGCCTTTAGTTTTATTTATATACTGCATTCTAGCAACATCTGTTAGTGTTCCACCACTCGCGCCAGTACCCCCATTAGGATCGCCACTCCCGTCTAACCTACATTGCAACATTTCTGGCATGGTTATAGCATCAGTACCCCCGGTAATCTGTGTATTTCTAGCACCCCATGTAAACCCTGCGGTAACGGAAGCATTATCATTATGGGCAGCAGCCGCTGTCCCATTTACACCTCTAACAACTCCTAACTCATTAGCTACAACTGTACTTACAACTTTAACATGCATCTGTTCGTTATCAATTTTTATCGTATCCCCAACTACTATCCCATGACTTCCATCCACATCAATCTTAGTCTGAGAATCAGTTATATTACCCGCTTCATTAAGTTTAGTAATTTCACTACCGTCAGAAACTGCTTTTATTTTTAAAGCTTCAAATGTAACTTCATGCCGTACAGTTTTATCTTTAAGTGTAGCTAAAAACTCAAGTACAACATCTGTATAAAGTTCGCTTTTAGGTCTATCAAAACGATAGTTAAGCATATTTAATGTCCGCCCGGCAGAAGAAACTCCCGTTGAACCGGGCTGTTGTATCGTTAACCCATAATTTGCTGGGTCTGTATTTGGACGAGTTCCTGCTTTAAAATAATTAAAATCTGCAGTTGGTTTGGTATCACCAGTAGAAACAAAATTAGGATCAACATAAAAATCAAACCCATAAAATTGTTCTTCCCCAACATCTGTGTGTGGTTCACTATTTGAAAGATCTGTAATATGACTTAAGATAGATTTTTTATTAAAACTTCCTAGAAGATATGTAAAATCTGCCTTAAATTTTGTGTTAGATGTAGTGAATTTACTCGTATCTGAAGTATCTAAATTACTTGTGAATTTATTTAGAAGAGATTTAATTAAACCACTACGGTTTGAAATAGCTGTACTCCACACTTTTCCACTGGATGATGAAGCTGTCTGGGTTTCTAGGAAATTAGATACATTATTAGAAGTTGCTACTGACACATCAACCTTAAAACTAGTTTCTCCATGAGAAATATTATCTTTCATCTCCGTTAGAAAATCCCGACAATCTAACTCTATTATCATCCCATATCTTTCATCAAACGTTTCTTTTACTTCATAAACAACCCCATAAAACATAACGTCATGTGTTTCTAAACTAGTTAATCTAACCGGCATAAAATCAGTGAATACACCCGTATATGCGCCTTTAGCTGAACCAGCAGAACCAGAATAAGGGTTTGTTGTTTTATTAATTATTGATACAAAAGCTACTTTGGGTAGATTAATTTCATGTACTATGTCAAGCGAATATATAGCACTTATAGTTCCGGTTGAAACAACATCTTCCCATGAGTCCCCATCCCAATATGCAAGCATTGTACCTTTAGCCATTAGAAACTTATCCCATTGCGTGTTTTAGCCACAAATCCAATAGTATACATCCACCTGTCTTCCATACCCGGAGCTAAAGCAAACTGCATTTGTTGGACCGCAACTTCATATATACCACCACCAGTTGCTAAAGCACCTGAAGTGGCTATTGGAGTAGTCGCATCCCCAATCTCTAATTGTAATACAACAGAAGTTGAAATGACCCAAGTAATTAGTTTTTCTTCTAAATAATTTTTATATGGAATATAATAATCTTGACCACCAATTGATAAAAGTTCCTGTCCTTTATGTTTAGTGTTAGAATCCCAAGTAGTATTAGCAGGATTACCCCCTATATTATCTACTACTCCAGATAGTGTTATCGAGGGTCTATTAAAACCTAAATCTATTAATTCTGGCTCCCCACCCGGTACTGGGATTTGAATTGGAGTTCTTGATATACTAATAGAAAGCTGCTCAACTTTTAATGCTAATTTCACTCCCGAAGCATCATGTGCCACATCTCTTAATAATACAGATAAATTTGAATCCATTTACTTAAAAGTGCCTATCTAAAATTGCTTGGTTCGCTATACTATTAAGTCTGAGATCAGCTTCAAAAATAGCTGATGTCCTTGATCCTCTATCTGTGTGCAGGTCAGCAATACTTTGGTAAGTCTCTCCACCCTGAGTATTACTAATTCTATAAGGTAAATCACTCCCTAACTTAAACTCCCTAGATCTATTAGCTTGGCTTTGATTTACCCCTGTTGTTGCAAAATATTCCATTATAGGCGGTGCTGTTATTCCCACCCCTTGTGGAGCAGCAGGTGGAAGAAAAGCATCTTTTAGTACCTGTCCCAGCTGTTTAAATTTATCTTGCCAAAATTCTGGCATGTCACCCCTAAAAGGATTTATTAACCACCATATTCCTTCACCAACATTCCAGAAAGCCGTCAAAGTCTCTACTAACGTTTTAAGTGGGGAATTATTATACCAATCTCTAATTGGTATCCATACGTCAAAGTAAATCCAACTTTCGATCGCTCTTGCTATGATATTCGCCTCTCTCATAATCCATTCCAGAGAATCGTTCCATATTTGTTTAAGATATCCTTCCCAAACGTTTTCTTTTAACCAAACCCAAGCATTTGATAGTTGGCCTTGCCACCAATCCCAATTATCAAAATTCGCATAAGCTTCTTCAAACCACATCCTTATTGCAGGCCATTTATTGTCAAACCAATCCTGAACTTTTTCCCTAAATTCGGGCATTTGATCTACCAACCAACGTAATCCATCTGTCATCATGGGTACTAACGGAGCTAACGCAATATCAATAAAAGCACCTATTATTTGAAATAAAGAACCAAACATAGTTGTGAAAATTTGCGATTGACGTAACATTGAAGAAACTGAAAAGCTAAGTCCGGCTTTCCCCGCAACTGATTTAAGCATCTCTCTAAAGAATTTTCTTTCTTCTTTTGGACCCTCAATAATAGATTTAATCATCTTTTTGTTTTCGCTTGGTGTTATAGGACTTTTAGCTCCTCCACCAGAGGAGCCACCACCTGCTGAAGCAGACATTAATCCTGCTGTACTAGCTGCTTCTAATATAAGACTTGCTATCATTTTAAATCATCCTCCATTTACATCATGGATTGTCTTGTCCTAGACATTACCTGTGCTTCAGACTGCATCTGTTCCTCAGCTAATGTAATCCCTAGAATCATATTTATTTCATCCTCAGTAAAATGCATTATGGCTTCCCACGTTATTCCTATTTTTAATAATCTTAATATTACCATCCAATAAGAAAATACTAACGTTTCTTGGGGAGTAAATTCCCCGGCTTTACGCATGAAAGCCATTACTCTTTTTTTATTTGGTTTATCCCTAAATCTGTATTACCCCCACCATAAGCACTTGGAACTACACTTTCTAAAGCTGTTCCTAAACGTTCATCTATTGACGCTAGAAAAGCTTCTGTTGTTGGTCCCCAAGGAGCATCAACTATCATCTCTTTTAAAGATTCCCGAACATATAAATCACCATTAAATTTAGTCTGCCCATTCTTAGAAATTTCAAGAGCTTTAGAAATCAATTGATTCCTTTTACTCCAAGATAATTGCTTTACTGTAATTTCAAACTCATCATCCGTACCCGATATTTTCACAGTTACTGGTTTTGTCTGAGTCTGAACTTGGTATTTTGATAAATCAAAATTATTAATATTAGCTTTACTTTTCTGTGTTGGCATAATGCCTCCTTATGTTTTTATGGATATACTGGTTCTGCATCTCTTATAAATATCTTCATACTCCTAAATATCATATCTGCAGTTACTTCAAGTACATTATCTCCACTGGGAGAATGTGAAACTGTATTAATAAATATTCCCTGACTATTAACTGCGTTACTTCCCGCTGTTGGTGAACCTTCAGAAGAAGAAGCAGATGTAGGTATATCTATAATTATGTAATCATTAGATCCACGTTCAAATTTAATTGTGGCTGTAAAACCTACTCTGGCAGTAGCTGCTGTAGCTCCTCCATAATCACCTTCCAATAACAATTGCTTGAAAAGTTCTAAAGCCCCATCTTGATCTGCATCAGCAATAGCAGCTGCAGAAAGAACTGAAGCATCAGGTAATGCTAAAGTAGCACTCATTCCATAAGTTCTGGCTCCTTCTCTTATTTCATTTGGGCCTCTTGCTCTCTCTCCTTGCATTCCTATATAATATCTAGGTTCAGCTGCATTATCTATTGAAAGGGCAAAAGTTTTAATTCTAGCAAATTCTTGCCCGAAAAATTTAACTGTTCCTTGCGAAAAATAATAGGGTTGGGTAGTAGGATACCCTGTTCCATCATTTGCACCCGGTTGTCCTACGTCATCGCTATCAATGGATTGCATTAGTGCATATCTAGGCATGTTAGCGGCTGTAGATCCCCCGGAATATAAATTAGTGCTGACAGTTGATTGACTTGCTTGGTTATGGACCATATTCAAGAAATTCACTCCAGACCAATCCATAGTTACCATTCCACCTTCTTCTGCCGTTATTGTTGAAGAACCTATCATTCCACCAAGATATCTCCTATCAAAATCCTTAGTAGCAGTTTCACTACTTTCTCTCATATGCACATGCCAAGTTACTGTATCCAAATCAACAGTTTCTGTAATAGTATGATCATAATAAGTATTGCCAGAAGCAACCTCATTAACCGCTTCATTATCAGGATGATCAAAATGTAGTGGATAATTCAATTTGAACGTATTAGTATTACCAGCTTCTTGAATTATCTTTCTAACTTCAGATGTAGCCCCACTACCAAGTTGAATTAAATCTCCAACACCCAAATTAGCTATGTTACCACCATCTATAGGTACAAATATATCCCCTTTCATCGCACCACCTTGATGCTGGTCTGCTCCAGAAGCATCCGCTACTTTATTTATAGCGAGTGCATCAGTAGCCACTGATTCAGGAACGGTTGCTACAGTTCCAATAGGAAACCGCAAAGGGAACCCATTTAATAAAACTATTCCAGATACCGAGCCTGATAATGTTTGTTGTCCGGGGTATGCAACTGCCCAATTTCTTTTTGATTGGGTGCTAATAAATCTTCGCCCTTCTATAGTCATGACTGGATCTGGTGTATCTATTGATTCATATACACCGGGAATCCATGTAATATATTTATCATCATCAGCCCTGCCACCATCAGTACCAGTAGCGTCAACTTCTTTAACCGTTTCATTATCTAAATGAAAAAATGCTGTAGGTCTATCTAATATGAAAGTGTTTGTTGAATTACCGCCAGCAGAAGCCATTGATTCAATACGTCTGATCTCATGTTCAACCACTGTCTCAGTTTCCGGTGAAGCTATAGTTCCAATACGTATAAAGTCCCCTACTACAAAAGTATTAGATACACCATCAACAATTATACTTCTACTTCCAGCCGCAAAACCAGTATCATTATTCAAAACAGCGGTAGCTTGCGAAGAAGATACTTCAACACCTTCATTCATTTCTGCATCGGCCCCTTGTGCGGCTTCAGCTGCAAAAGTTAATTGCGCCTGATCACTTCTATATACAGCCATTTTTTACCCCCATTGAAATTACTTTCATATCTATTATTATACCTATTTTAATTAAGTTTCTAGTAAGACAGCGTTATTAACTAATTGTATCGTCACGGTCCCCGTCCAAATATTAACTTGGTCGCTTGTTTCTTCATTGAAACTTTGGAATTGTTGTCGTTGAAAATTAGTTAATGAATGCATTCTCGCGTGACAAATTCGTCTTACTTCCTGCATTAAATTAAATAATCTTTGCCTGCTAGTTAAAGTGAATACCTCTATCTCAATATTATACGTTCTATTTCCGTATTTCCAATTACCTATAGGCTGTTCTATAAACGATGGAGTTCCTATCCTACCTATTAAATGATCACCAACATTTAAATCGAACCGTAATGGTTCATTCGCAGCATTTACTTTAATAAACGTTGGTTTGGTGACATTTGATGCATTCCATTGACTATCTAAGTCTGTAAATACATCATCTATTGCAATTGGTTCATCCGCCATTAGAACACCTCAAAAGCTTTTAAGCTGTCAAGTGTATCGTCTATCTCATTTGACCAAGCAGAGATTCTTTGTTCTAAAGATACTCTATCCATACCACCTACAACAGTACCTCCAAAATCTGAGCTTCTTACTACATCTATCGCCGCTTTCTTCTTAGCAAGATCAGATGCAATTCCCCCTTGACGAACATCAGTACCGATGTCTCTTCCAGCTAAATAACTAACTTTAACCGGCATTGTAAATTCTCCTCCGCCCCATTTCCATATAGCCGCATTGTAAGAAGTAAATCGTGCTGGTAATAAGAAATAACGACTGAATTGAACCATTCCAGTATCAGGTACTAAAAAGTAATCACTTATTCTGCCTTGTGTTTTCGTATCCCAACTATTTCCGTCCCAAATTCTAAGACTTAAAATTTTATATGGGTCCGGTTTATCTAATTTAAACCCATTTAAGTTAAATTGATGATATTCATTAGCAATATAATTTGGACGCCAAGACTTTCTCGTATACATATCTATGTATGATTGTGCTTCCATAATATACTGCTCAACATTATTTTGAGAAGGAACTGTACTGGATGTGAAATCTGTCCCGCTTAATACATTTTTAAGTTGTAATAACTCATAAATATCCTTAGTAGTACAATAAGCCGCATACGGCCTCATTTGTATTCTTTTAATAGTAGGAGCAGTAGCTACACTAGCTGCTGTAACCCTAATCCAATATATATTTTGACTATTTACAGTTAATGTTGCCCAATCACTTAATAAATTTGAAGGAAATATCTCTGCTCCATCTTTATCAAAAGCATATTGTGTTCCCTCACTATCATCTGGATCTATCTCAAATCTAGCACTACCGGGAACAAATTCTGTGAAATTAGTACCATTACTAAATTCCCAAGTTAATGCGCCAAGACTTCCGGCAGTATCAATATCAAAAATAGCCATATCAAATCTTGATGAATGCCCTAAATATAGATAATAAGCACTACTATTAAAAAGGGTAAATGAAGTTCCGGCTGGAGATTGTGCTTCCAGAGTTACGTCTGTATAGTCACCACTGGATGTACCTACACCATCCCAATTAAATATTTTTTTGAATTCTGCTCCAGCAGATGTGGCCATTTTATTCCCTCATTATTTCTTTTTAGTTGGTGGGTACTCAACACTTCTCTCAAAAGTATCATTACCTTTATCTGAAGAATCGTCTTTTACTTTTTTTACTACATCTTGCGTTTCTGTATCGTCAGAAGCTACTTTCCCTCTTAAATACATCGCCACCCCATTTAACTGTTGTATCTGTTGAATTAACTGTTCTCTAACATTATTAATTCGATTAAGTTCTTCTACTTTTTTTGTTAAGTCTTCGTTTACTTTATTTAAATCAGTTTTTAGTTCTTCCATTCTATTCTCCTTTAAATCTGTCCTTATTATATTTTAGTCCGTTACTCCTTTAAAGCAGCAACTTCAGTTTCTAAAGTTTCTATTCGTGCTATTAATTCTTTAATTGCCCATAATCCAACACCTGCCATATCTTTAGGTGCTAATGTAGCGTTTTGATATTCGTCACCAGAATCTTTTGTAATTGTTTGACCTAATCCTGACTCTTCCGTTCCAGTGCCAAAAGCATTATAAAAGTCTTGTGCTGTTGGACTTATATGTCTTTCTGCTGTAGGAATCTTATCTGACGCAATCCCCTTAGTATAATATCTACCAACATTCATAGCTTTAAGCTTGTCTGTAACGACTCGTCCATCTGTCCCCCCATAAATTGAATGGGCAGTTCCTTCATATGTTTTAAAAGCTGCGTCCGAAACATCATTCCACGCCCCAGCAGCTGTTAATACAGCAGTTACATTGGCATCTGCTGCTCCATTTGTAGTTGAAAACTTCATGTAGGTGATTAGTGCGTTATCAGAAGCATCAGTTGTGTGAACGCCAATTCGAGCAAAATAATGTTCCGATCCATCATCCGAATTAGCTTTAAAATTAAATGCGTGTGTGTCGTCAGCATCAGCGGCGGATTTATCAGAGTAGAAAAACATCCTAAATGGGTCAGTGGTAGTATTGGTAGAGGCAAATCTAGCAACTATCGAACCAGCCCCATTATTTACGTCTAATGCAGTATAAGATAGTGGAGCATTGGTTCCAATTCCTACACCATCATTACCACCATCAACAAATAGCATATTAGCATTACCGCTACTTTCAACCCTGAAATCAACGTCAGCACCAGAATCATTTATTGTTATAGCACCATCTAAATCAACTCCACCTCCAGCATCTTCCCACGCTACAGCAGCACCAACCCCACCAGAAGTTAATACTTGTCCATCCGTCCCGTAGTTAGCACCACCTATTCCTATTTCACCCTGACTAGTAAACCGAACCTTCTCGGTAGCAGCTTCTGAATGACCAGTTTTAAATATTAAATCTGTTGCGTTAACAGAAGAACTAAATGTTCCTTGTGCAACCGCTTCAATCGCAGCAGCAATGGTTATAGCGTCTGTGCCTCCAGCTTCATCTGGTGCTTGGAAGTCTATCTTGCCTATTACATCATTAGCATTAATGTCAGTAAGAGCTGTTGAAAGTAATAATTTACCTGTACTGGTAGTTGCATCTGCTGAAGCACCTCGAATCTCTAATTGATCCTCAGACTGGTCATATAACATATACGCACCAGCACTAGCACCAAAGAATTTAACATCATGTCCTGTGTCATCAACACCAACTATTACTCCTCCTGAAAATGTAGAAGAGAGATCATCGCTAATGGTTAATGCTGTTGCCAGAGCGTTAAGAGAACTTCCTGAACCTGAGGCATTTGCCGTCTGAAAAACAATATTCCCACCAGCGCTTGAACCTTTACCTTGTCCGCCTTGGAAAGTTAAAGCGCCTCCAGCTTGGTTGTTACTTGTGCCAGCAGTAGTAGCACCGGCTGACATGGTTAATGCTGTGCCTGCGGCATCATGAGCAGCTGCCGTGGGTATTAATTTATTGCTAGCGAACAGTAAATCCGTTTCTGCTTGAATAGCAGAAGTACCATTACCGGTTAATACAGCATTAGTTAAAAGTGTTGATGCGCCTGTCCCACCATCTGCAACGGGTACATCTGTACCACCAGCACGATAAATGGCATTTCCTTCAATAGTTACATCTCCAGAACCTGACCTAGCTATAGTAGTATCACTAGCATGACCTAGTTCTATAGTTCCCGCTGTTGTGATAGAAAGATCATCACTAATAGTCAACGCTGTTGCAAGGGCATTTAATGAACTTCCTGAACCACCCGCATTAGCAGTTTGAAATATAATATCTCCACCCGCCCCAGAACCCTTACCCTGTCCACCTTGGAAGGTAAGTGCGCCACCTGCTATATTATTCGTAGTACCTGCGGTAGTAGCCCCAGCTGACATAGTTAATGCCGTTCCTACTGCATTATGAGCAGATGCTGTAGGTATTAATTTGTTGCTGGAAAACAAAAGATCGGTTTCAGCCTGAATAGCAGACGCTCCATTGCCTGTTAATACAGCATTTGTCAGTAAAGTCGATACTCCCGTCCCCCCATGGGCTACGCCGACATCTGTAGCTTCCCAAGTACCGGATGATACAGTTCCTACTCCTGTAATATTCGATTGATTAGCAACAGATACTAACCCGGCATTGGTCATGGCAGCTGTACTTCCCATTGTAAGCGTGCCAGCTATCGTAGTAGTGGAGGCAGCGCCAGCCCCTATAGTTACATCAATTTCCCCATCATCACTTGCTTGGCCTAATATTTGTAACCCAGCAGTCATGGTGGCATCGTTTTCTGCTACATAAAACTTCATTCCGGCAGCTTCAGAACCGTGATCTGCCTCTACTATATAACTTTCAATTCGGGCGAGTTCTTCGGGTGTGTTATTAGATGCATCTGTTCCGTACCAAGTAATAGTCCCCATAACGTCATTGTCTGCACCTTGTCCGGAACCGGGGTCTTTAATAAATTTTATGTATGCACCAGTTGCATCAGCATGTGTGTTTGTGATGTCTAGTCTGGGTAAACTAGCTGACGATGAGGTTGTGGAAAGAACGTCACTTGCGTATGTTAAATTAGCTTCACCATCTAATTCTGTAGTGGTGCTACCAATAGTGATTAATCTATCTGCTGTTTTATTGTTGAGAGCTGTGACCGCCCCTGTCGCTGAATCCTCCCAAGCTACCGCCGCCCCAGCCCCACCAGAAGTTAACACCTGACCATCAGTACCATAATTAGCTCCGGCTATACCTATCTCATTTTGACTGGTAAATCTAAATTTTTCTGCTGCGGCTTCAGAATGTCCTAATGCTAGGATTAAATCTGTTGCATTATTTGAGGCATCAAAAGTAACATCTGATTCAGCCCAAATAGAAGCAGAAACAAGTATTGCGTCTGTACCGGTTTCTTTAGGAGCTTGAAAATCAATCCTACCTAATTTGTCCCCATCCACAACTGTTGTTTCAGCAGTAGATAACGTCAAAATTCCGGGCGCTCCCGCAGCCCCACGAACATCTAATAAACTACTTGGGTCTGTGGCGTTAATGCCTAAATAACCCGCACTTGTAAGTCGTATATGTTCGGTTACAGTTCCGTTTAAGGCGGTTTCTAATGCCAAATATGCATCTTGCGTGCTACCAGTGGAAGTCCAGTCTTGTTCAGTACCAATAGAAATTCTACCGGCATCGGCTACTGCTGGAGAAGAACCATCATAATACCATTGATTAAATAATATAGATGTTTCTGTACCATCCATATCAGATGCATTTACATCGTTGGTAATTGTTAAGATGTCCTTATTTCCTTTTGCTGAACCCGTACCTGTAATTGCTAATACATCCCCGTTAAAAGTTAATTGAGCTTCCGATGATACTGTTCCGTCACCATCATCTGTTAGTAGCTGGTTATTTGAACCATCTACCCCTACAGGGTGTAAGTCCGTTACAACTAAGGTTGCTCCTGATCTGTCTAATCCTGTAGTTCCTACTGTTCCGGCAATAGTATCTAATATATCGGCAAAAGCTTCCTTTTTTGAGGAGTTATCGTCTGCATCAATAAATGCTATAGAATCTCCATCTGCTAATACCGCTCCGGTTAATTCATTTAAGTCTAATGCTAAAGATACTCCGCCTGAAGTACCGCCCCCACTTAAACCATCACCTGCGGTCACTCCTGTAATATCACCTGTCGTTGGGGTCGCCCACGAAGGAACGCCTGACGCTAAAGTTAATACATCTGCATCGGAGCCTCTAGCTAATCTGGTTAGTACCCCACTACTATTTCTGTAATAAACATCTCCTTCAGCATCACTACCTAATGTCATCGTGACACCAGCTATTACCGCCCCAGTACCCCATGTGCCAGATGTAACGGTGCTAACACCAGTAATATTTGATTGATTAGCTACCTGTAATAATCCGGAAGAATTAATAGTATGTGTAGTTCCGGAATAAATAGAGCCATCAAATCTTGCGTTACCAGCATCAACCCACATAGCCCAATTCCTAGAAATGGTTTGGTTAGACCCCGCAGTTGCTGCATCGTTAATATAAAAAGTGGCAACATCGCTTGTAGTTACGGAAGAATTTGTAGCGGCTAATGTCGGGGCTTCAAGAGCTACATGTGTGTATTTTGTAGCGGTTCCTGAGCCTGATGTAGCGCTATCTGTAATAGTTGAGGTATCAACATGAAGCATAGCACCATCACCCGGAGTTACGCTTCTATTTCCATCAAGAATTAAACCTCCGGCAAGAGTAATGTTTCCGGAACTATCCATAGTAAATTTCGTAGCGCCGCCAACAGTTCCGCCAGTATCTATTTTAAGGGAATCTGAATCAGTATCATCTACACCAAGAGTGAATTTATCAGTTCCACCTATTTGAAAACTTAAGTGGGGGTCGCCTGAAGATATATCAATATCAACTTCACCACCATCATTCGTTAAAATAGTACCGTCAAAAAGAAGGTTAGCCTCACCCGCAATTGCTGCGGAACCTGTAACAGTTACCACTGTATTATCAGTAGAACCAGTTAATGCTACAGCTGAAGTACCAAGTAAATTGGTTTTAGTTATATATTTTATTATGTCCGGATCTTCTGATACATCAAGGACTAATATTAAGTCACCATCAGCAGCAGCTGCATCAAGCAGCGTTTGATCGGTAAAAATATCCTCATCAATAGATGTGGCTTTTACGTTGGTGTCAAAGAGATTTCCTTTATGTAATCCGCCGGACCTAGTATTTTTTGGCATTTAACGCCCCCAAATAATTCCACGTATTCTTACGTTTGTACTACCTGACCTTATAATACTAATCTTTGTGCCAAACCAGATGCCTTCATCAAAATAACCTTCTCCCTGCGGTATAAGCATACTGCTGGTTGTGGCTGTTTCATCGAAGGCCACATATGCATCTGCAGATTCAACCACAAAGGATATTTTATTACACTCCTCCATACTTCCTGCTAAGGTTACAGCATCTTCAGCACTTGAGCTGGAAGTAGTAAATGTAAAAGTCTTATGTTTTTGATAATTTTGTAAAGATTCTATCTCTGATCGCCACGGTGCTTTAGTTACCATAACTATTCTCCTTCTTAGGATTAAATTTTAATAGGGTTGGGGCTGAATTCCCCAAATTACGTGTTCGTATATTTTCCATACCTTGAGGCATCTTAAATCCTTCCCGTTTTGCGATTGACCCCATTGATAAATATTTTGGTTGTGATAATTCTTTCCGGAAAACATTATTCAGACGGCTTAAGTATTTATTGTCCGTCATTAACCCCTCAATAACCACCCTCATTTCTGATATAGAGGATGTCGAGGAATTTAATTTTTTATTTAACCCACCTTTAATAGATGTGTTTTTCGCGTCTTCGTTTTCCAAATTAGTAATCCACCTTCTTAATTTACTTTCAAGCTGTATAGATTCCTCTAACTGAGCTGCCATAGCCTTAGATTCTTTTTCCCAAAAATTAATTTTATCTCTAAGTTGTCTATTCTGCTTTTTTACCTCTATGTTTATTCTACTAGTTTCATCAGCAAAAGTTTCGAGTTTTTTATTTTTTTCTAAAACTTGTTGATTTAATATCGAAACTTCTTCATCAGATCGTTTCTTTACCTCAGAATTAGCAACTATTAATAATTCTTCTTTTTTATCTTCTATATTTTTTTTAAGGGTAGTTATTTCTTTTAATAACAAAGAATTTTTAGTTTCTATTTCTTTAGAATATCCCTTAATGAAATTTAATTGATCAATTTCCTTTTGTAATTTTGGAATATTCTGTAGAAACCCTTCTTGGTCAGAAATTGTAACCTTTAATGTTTTTATCTCATCCTCTAAGTTAGCACTATCGGATTTAAGAGATTCAAATGATTCTTGTGCAACAATTAATTTACGTCTAACTCCATCGCGATCTGCTTCCATTGTTCTGTAACGACCAAGTTCGGCGTTTAATTCAGCTATTTGGTCTTTGTATTTAGAATCTAAAGCTTCATTATCTAAAACAAATCGGGGTGGAGATGTTGATCGGCGAATACTTTTTTTATTTACAAAATCATTAAGCTTCATATGTGGGTTGAGCCTCTTCTGCTATAAACGGGTTGCCAGAAAATTCTCGTGATTTATATAGGTTTGTTATCCATGATTCTGGGGACTCTGATTTAGATATCATTTTTATGTTTCCAGCAGTTTCTATTGAAATATCACCCCCAATAATCATCTCAATATTAGCTTCATGACTAGGAACATAACATTCTAAAGTAATTGAACCCGCATTTTTATTGTGAAAAATAGCAGCTACAGGTATATTTTTCTCCATTGGCTCACGTTGAAGTAAGATGGGTGTTAAATAACCCGTTATTTCTGGTTCCTTAACAACAACTTCCTCTACAACTTTCTTCTGAACTTTTGTTGTAGTAGTTTTAGCTTTTTTTGTTTTCTTACTAGACTTTTTCTGTGCCATTGTTATAGCTCTCCTTGTGTATTACTATTTTCTAGGTTTTTTCGCTTTAGTTGGTTTATAAGTTACGTCTGTTCTCCCTTTTGCCTTCCTGCCTGCACCCACAAATCTGGTAATTCCTTTACCATGACCAGCAACTTTCTTTTCCCCAATACCAGTTCCAGTACCACGTATTCGTTTTTTACCTTTACGGGCAGCTATCGCACCCTTAGCCTTAGTTTCGGGTTTTACCCATCTATGAGAAACTGGGTCAAATACCTCACCTTTTCTTGGGGGAGATGTTGTCGCAGGATTAATACGGGGTGTAGTTTTCATTATTGAATTATTTTTATTTAATTGTTGTAATTTTTCTAATAAGATTGATTTTGAAAATCTTCCCCTTGTCATAGCAGCGTCTATCTGTCTATCAAATTCCCGTTGTTGGGAGGGAGATAATCTGCCTCTCTCTCTATTAATTTCATCTATAGTTTGTCCAAACCACCAGCCTGCTAAAGCTCCAGCAGCGGGATCTATTTTCTGTATCGGTTTATTCTGATAACCTTTCTCATAATCATGATGCCATTCAAAATTAACTGGTTTCTTCTCCCTCATCAATTTTACAGCATAGTTAATAGCCTTATCAAGACCATCATCATCATCATAAGAGAATTTCTTATCATTAACAGTGCCTTTTAGTAGCTTGATAAATACATTAATAGATTTGTTTAATCTTGTATCAGACATAATACCCTTCTTAATATTTATTATACTTATTCTTTATTAATCATTTTTAAGTTTAGAGACATGAAAAATAAACTGTTTAAGTGGTGACATTTTTTTAAGTGGTTCAGAAGCTAAAGATAATGCTTCGACATTGTTATAATGCTGCCTTGTTCTCTGTTCAGCCTCACTTTTGGCGGCTTCATGCCTTGTTTGTCCATACATAATATCTAAGTCTGGATCTTTAATCAGAGTTTCATAAAGGTTATCTACTAAAGGCATTTATCCCCCCAATATCCCTTTCTCAATTAATTTTTGTTTATTGTTCATATGCAAAGCTTCCAGCTCGTCTTTATTTCCCCCAAAATAAGGGACTGCATATCCGTCATCACACATCCGTTGATTTATACTTACCGTTTCGTCATCTTGGTATAAAATCCCTAATATCCTACCAAACTTTCCTCTGTCCTTACTAAGAAGTCTAATAGTAGAGGATTCACAAATGTTCTTAAGGTATTCCTTTGACAAAAGACCTCTCACTTTTTCTTCTTTATTTCTAGTCCTACTTTCTGGTGTATCTATCCCATGTAATCTAATACGCTGTTTAGATAAAACAACCTTAAATCCTAATTGAATATCTACATCGACAGTATCACCATCAATAACTCTATCCAATGTTACTTTATACTCATACATACTTTATTATACTAAATTGCAACGAATACTCCTACAATCCCCCCGACTATGAGAGAACAAAGCAGGAGAACTAAAATGTTTTTTTCTAATGTTTTAATGAAAGATATTTGTTTAGCTAATGAATGGATTTCAGACCTTAATGACCCAAAACTATCCATTAAAAGCTCTTCTTTTTCTTTGGTTGATAAAGCACCTTCTACAGATACTTTAGTATTGTTTTTGTTTATCATGTGATTTTTGTCCTTTACGTTGTTTATTAGAACAAACGTAACAAACTTTGTTGGGTTTTTTAGCGTGTAGTTTTACACCACACTTACAGCGTATCCATGTTCGTCTAGCCATAATTTTAAATCAGTTTATTTAGTGCGTTGTAGTTGTGGGTTCAGCTATAGTGACTTCCACGTTGTCTTCAAGCGTTATATTAGCCCCTGTGACTGTAGAAGATATGGAAAATTCTTTTGTAGCAAACCCGTTTCCCTCGCCTATTTCATTTAGCAAAAGTTCCATTTTACCTATATCCATCTTTGAAAATACGCAGTCTCCACCTTTGGTATATAAATTAGTCAATCTAAGTGTTCCAATCTTCCCATTAACCCCACTTGAGGGTGCTTGTATCCAGATTCTATCATATGTACCACCATTTGTAACCATCGCATCAGCTTGTTGATGTCCTCCACCTATGGCTCTCATGCGACTAGTCCCCGGACTTGGCGCTATGGATTGTCCGTCCGAGGCATTTCCCCGCACTATAATCGTATGAGCCTGTATATCCGTAAGTGTTAACTTTTTACAACGAGAATTTTCAAGTATAAAATGTCCTATCTCAAGTCGTGTATTAGTACCGCCAGACACAACATTACCTGATACCTGCACCACGTTAGTCTCGCCAGATGGCAGCGCACTGCCCGTAAATACTGTTCCAACAGAAACATTTTCTATTGTAATTTCCCGAACAGGTGTACTACCTAAATCAATACGTAACGTATTTGAACCTTCTACATATTCAGTTGGTATATCTAATGGGGCATCTCCTATAAGGGACGCTGCGTAAACACCACTATCTCCCCGTTGGAAAGAACGCTCAGCAAATACAGTTTCATTTACCACAACACCACCACCAGCGGCAGTACCAGCAAATATTAAACCTATAGCCATCTGTGGGCTGAACCCAGCGGCCCGAAGTAAACTATATGGAGATTTAAGAACATTAAAAGCCATTCGCCATTTAGCAGATTCTTCATTTAAGTAAGTAATAAGTTTCAATAATTTATCTCTGCCTACTTGTAATTTTCTGTAGATCACAATAGGGGAGTGTATTAGGGTTTTATGTAATTGTCTAGGATTATTACTAAACAAGACCAATGAAACAATAATAGCTATAATTGAACCTGCAATAGTACCACCCCACATATAGTAGTCTGCATAAAAAATGTTTAAATTAGTTTGTAAAAATTCTTGAGTTATGGTTAAGGTTCCAAAATTAATGGGAAGATAAGTATGAGTTATATTTAATGGGTTATAACTTACTAAACCAATACCAAGAATACCTATTAATAATAAAGTTGTTGCTGCAAAATATTTACTAAATGTTTTTAATTTAGGTAATATATTGATTGAAGGTGTTTCCATTTAATGTCCCCATTTATGTATACAATTTTCGTTCTTCCTCAGAAATATCTTTAAATATTATTTCTGGGATATCTTCTGGAGTAGTCTTTTCTTTCTTCAATAAAGCGTTTATGAAGTTGCTTTACAACATATTATACTCAAATTTAATGATTTGTTTTATGTTTTACCACCTTTAAAAACTTCTCTCTTGTACTTAGATCCACATAAATATTGTTATTTAACCATTGAGTGCTGGGTAATTGAGAGAAAATTTGGGAGTATAATTTAGTGTTATGACAACCTTTCATATACCCACGTTCATATTCTTGCCTTTTTAAAAAACTAATTAATTTATCCTTAAATAAAATTCTTAACAAAACATTACTTATTACTAAAATACTACTCCCTATTAAAATTATTTCTACCATTTTACTATCCTTTTTATTTCCCCCTTTAACAATCCCCCTATTTAATAAAGAAATTAATACAAAAAACAAAGAAAAGAAAAGATATACTACGTATATCCAAAAGAAAAGAAATAAAAAAGTTAATTTTATTTTATAAAGGCCTTATTTTCTGAAAAGAAATGAACTCATCAGAAGTAAATACTTTCTTAAAATTAACTAAATATCCTTTATCAACTTCTTTACGATTATCAATTGCATAAGCTTCTTTAGGTACTGATAAATATAAATCATGTTTAATCCCATAAGGAATATCTAATCTAGGGAAAAGCATTTCAGTATATTTCTTAACCCAATCTTTTCCAAATACAGACCATATTGTAATATCATAAGTACCTTTTCTTAATCCCTCATGTAAAAGCTCTACTAATTCTTTGTTAATTTCTAATGACATTTCCCATTTTACTAATGTTTCATCGGCATCAACATATAATTTCATAAATAGCCTCAATTTAATTATACTTATTATCTTGACTCAATTATTTAATTTATGGTATATTCAATAAAATTAAAATTTAATTTATTATGAATGACGAACAAATAGACATAAGTCATCTTTTACGCGATCCGGTTTATATTACTTGGATTCGAGGTAAAAAAAGACAGAAAACAATTCAGAAACGAATATTTAGATTATTAAAAAAACAAAGATTCTTTATTCTAAATACCGGGGAAGAAGAATTGTTTATTGATGCAGGAGCTTGGGTTTGGCAGAAAGGCGATAATGGGAAGTATAATAAAATATGGGGTCACGCGGAGAAATTTTTCCCCTTCATAAAAAGAAAACCAACAACTAACATATGGTCAAGAGTTTGGAGATACGTAGAAGAATCTGAATAATGCAAAATAAATGGGAACGTAGAGAATCTAAACAAAAAGCAAAAAAGAAATTCTCACCAGATAATAGAAAATCGGTACGTCTTCTTGAAAAACTTTCTATGCTGCCGAATAAACTAAAGAAAAATAAACATACAAAATATAGGTAGGAGGATATCATATGAGTTCTACAATAGATGAAAGTGATAAGATTTGGAATATATTCTTGAAGTATTGCCAATTAATTGATGTAGAAGCAACAAATGCTAGTTTAGATATTTACGGCACTGAGCAAAAATCTAATATGGCATTAGCTTTAACACAAGTGCATGTGTTGGATCATATCGTATGCAAACTAAAAGATTTAGAAAAACAAAATGCTGATCATGCTAGATTAACTCGATATAATCAAGGGATTACGAATGCCTAGATACAAATATTCTTGCCCTACTTGTGGGTTAGATGATGTAAGACAAATTGATTATAAATTAGAAAAACCTAAAGACTTACCGACAGGTTTAGTTAGAATACCAATATGTTACCTATGTGGAGATAGACTGGAAAAGAAATTTATGAAGCCGCCTAAAAATTGGTTTAATCAACAACGAACACAACAATAAATGTATAACCCCCTCCCCAAATCACTAACAATTAAGAAATCTAAAATTCATGGATTAGGATTATTTGCAGAAAAAGATATTCCCGCAGAGACGAATTTGGGGCTTACCCATATAAAACATACCACATTCCCACAAAATTGGCTGAGAACGCCTCTGGGAGGCTTCTATAACCATTCTGATGCCCCTAACTGTGTATTAATTAAAGCAACTATAGGTTCTTTCTGGAAACCTTGGCAAGAAATTCGCAACTTACTAACTATAAAAGATATAAAAAAGGGGGATGAAATTACGTGCTTCTATAGTTTGTGGAATATTAATTCGATTAATGTATAATAATAATGGGGAATACTTTATGCTTATAACAACTATAGATAATATTCAAGGTAAACGAATTACAGAAGTATTAGGGCTTGTTCAAGGCAGCACTGTAAGAAGTAGGGCAATAGGCAAAGATATAATTGCAATACTTAGGATGATAATGGGCGGCGAAGTAACTGAATATACAAATTTACTCTCCGAAAGTCGGCAACAAGCGATAGAAAGAATGACCATACAGGCAGAAATATTGGGATCTAATGGTATAATTGGGGTTAGATTAGAAAATTCATCTGGTAAAAATGGTGAATCTCAAATACTAGCTTATGGTACTGCAGTTAAATTAAGTTAAAATAAACGAAATGAAAAAAAGATCTAAAAATATATTGATTGGTCTTACAGCCGTGGTACTTTTAAGTTCTGCTGGGTTATTAATTACTAAAAAACTTAAGCATAGAAAAAAGGAAGCCGTTGAAGCAGAAACCAGAGCGGAAAATGCTTATTTAGATTCATTAACCGAAAAAGATATTGCTTGGGGTTAATAACGTTCCCTAAGTTGAAAAGTACGATTAAACATATTAAATTTATAATAAATTATTTAATACGAATAATTAAATATTTAATCACACAAATTGTTTGAAGAATACCCTGTATGCCATTAAACTTATTTAAACAATAGTTTTCCTACTTGATTTTATATCCCAGCAAGTGACGCAGTATCCATTCCCCAGTTCTACATTTATGTTAGGACAGATTTTTACACCCTTACGTCCTCCCTTAGTAAAATAAGGTTTAGAATTTTTACATGCACCTATACTTATTTGTGGTAAATGTACTTTTCGATTACCATAAGTATAATCTCTTCTCCAATTTTCTTTTTTAGGCATTATCACATTCCCAATCTTTATCAAACGCGTCCTCAAAAATTCTAGGGACAGGCGTTCTTGTTCTTTTCCTATCTTCGACTAATATTTTATTTACAATTGTCTGAACCTTATTCTTTTCATGTTTTACCCGCAAAACCGCTGATAATGTTAATAAGTTATCTAAATGTTCTTCTAAAGAGCTAAGTAACAAACAACCCTCCTCCATCTTAGCAAGAAAGATATCTCCAAGTATACTATTAACTACTGCTTCGATTTTACTTACAGTGTTTATTAATGGGAATCCTTCATCTTTATTTTTTATATTAATTTCAATATATGGTAGATTAAATTCTCTCATTAACTTTCGTAATTCTATCAGATATTTTTCTGGTATGTCTTGAAATGGGGGTTCCAAATTTTAACTCTTATGTTCTGGGAAATTAAAGTGTAGTTTATCTTCTATAGCTTTGATGTATCGTGTGTTTTTAGGCATATTATCTTCTCCCATTACATTATTATACCATTAGATGTGCTATAATATATACATTATGAAATATTATGAAGAAAATGATCCAACATCTTTAGTATCTAAATGCTGTGGAGAACCAGCATATGAAGGACCTCCGCCTAAAGGACATAAACCGCAGGGGTTAAAACGTTATCTTTTATCCTTTGAATACCCTATATGTAGTGAATGTATGGAGTTTGCGGATTTTGTACAGCTCTTTTACTATAACAAATTAAATGGTTATTACCCCGACTTTAAATTTGAGGGTAATTACACATACACCAACAGTTTCTACAATATTGTTCCTTTTTAGAGGTATTGAATGAATAATAATATAATAGACCAGATACTAGAATTAAATCCGGATGCATTAACCGCAGATGGGTATGACAGATCTATTAAAGGTATAGGGGACCGTGACGGGAAACCCGTACTCCTCTATTCCAGCGATAAATGTATTCAGCAGCTTATGGAAGATAATGACTGGGACTATGAAGAATCTGTAGAATGGTTTACCTTTAATACAGAATCCGCATATATGGGAGAAAATACCCCCATATTTGAATGGGACTCCGAATTCCCAAATCCCTTAAATGATTACTTTGGTTCTTGCTAAGGAGAAAATAAATTGATAACAATACCACATACACAAGAAATGATAACTAGGGCCGAACAAAGAGCAGCTGATATGGGAATTTTAAATAATTCAATACTTAATGGTGAAGGAAGTGCAGCAGGGTTTTTAGCGGAGGAAGCAGTATCGGAATATATTAGCGTTCCAATTGAAAACCACAAGGATTATGATTTAATTTTACCATCTGGTATTCGAGCAGAAGTTAAAACAAAACAAAGATCCGTTCCCCCATTAGATTCTTATGATGCTACTATAGCTGAAACCAGCCTACACCAAAAACCCGATCTATATATTTTCGTTAGCTTACATTATGGTGAGAAAATAATGAAGAATAGAAAGATAGAAGGCTATAAAGATTTAAAAGCTGTGTGGTTATTAGGACAAAAAACAAAAGAGGACTTCTTAGCTAATGCTGTTTATGGCAAAAAAGATGACCCAGACCCTAATGACCCTCGGTTTAGATATACAGAAAATTGCTATAATCTAAAACATCAGTATTTAGACCCAATCCCCACTGAATATTCTAAACAACAACCACTCCTTATAACATAATCCCGTTTTTTCAAAATTTTTATTTTTTAAAAAAATTCAAAAACACCTGAAAACTATTCAGTTTTTCTACAACAGCATGATAATGTTGTTTCTCCTTACATAATATAGCCACTACAAGCCTTCTATACGCCTCATACAGCAATTCTTTTTACACTTTGGTTGGTTACTATTGTTTACACTATAAACGTTTCTCTACGTTAATTGATATACACAGTCTATATCAACATGAAAGGCTTTATTTCTTTTTATAATTATATTTTATCTGAGCTTGCGTTTGCTGAGAAGCATCTCTTTTTTTTAAGATAGGGGTTATTGAGCTACTGGGGGTATCTCAACCCCACAACCGGGGTCGATCAACGTACAGCGTTTTAAATTGCATTGGTAATATCATAGTATATGTTGGGTGTTTAAATTGGCTGTGCGTAGCTGCTAGATGCCTTAAAAGTGGGTTCGGTGCAGTGATAAGTTCACGACTTGATTATATATAAGATACAAAAGAAAAAAGCCCTAAAATAATTAAATCTTAGGGCTTGATTAGTTTGTCTAAGTCTTAACGAAGTAGATCATTACAGGCACAAATACATTTGCCTCTGAAGTCTTCTGGCTCTTCTCGCATTGTGCAAAGATGGTCCTCAACATCAAGGCCAGCAGTAACCATAACTTCAACCTGTTGATCTGGATCGTCAAACCCATGATCATACGCCACAGTCCTGCAATCGTCACAAAGTCGATTTTCTTTAGTCATCTATTTTCTCCTTAGTTGTAAGCTCCAAGATGATTAAATCTTGGAGCTTGGTTAGTTTAGTTATCGTGTGCTTGGATAACCAATTTGCTTATACACTCGATCTTCAAATTTTTGACGGTCGAATCTTCGATTGTCCCGTTTGAATTCGAGGCTTAAATCATGCACCAATTCGGACACATATTTTCTGTGGGCATGATTCGCCAAAGTGTCGGCAAACATCTCATAATATTTTCTACTTAGCATTTGTACTCCTTAAATATCTTGATTGTTAAATGTTGGCGAATTAAGTTTGTTTTTTAATTCTCGGACATGTTCACAACGTACAAACTCACCATCACTATTCTGACATCTCCAATTTACCGTTGCAGGTTTGTCTGGAATATCCTTGAAAAAATGACTATTGACTATGTTGCCGTTTTCGTCTGTATATCCGATTGCACAATTTGACTTGCTTGTCGTTTCTTTAGTTGTCATGTTTTTAGCTCCTTAGTAGGGCCACCGATTCAACGATGGCCCAAATTATTAAATCAACCCGACTTCTATTTTATGCTAACTGCACCCCCTGATTTTTCGGCTGCTTGTTCTTGATGTAATTGTTTAGCTTTTTCCAATACTTGAACCACTAGTCTCTTATCCATGTCTGGAAAAGTTGACTGCTTAACCAACATGATTGCAACATCAGTCAAGCGTTCCCAATTACTATTACCGTCTTCAAACATATCCATTTTACATACTCCCATAATTTAGATTATCTTTACTCTATCACAACGTGTCAAGCGTTGTCTACTATCTTTTAGTTATTGTTTACAAACTTTAGAGAATTTTAATGTCCGGTTATTCGCCGGGGAAGGCGACTCCCCTCCAGCCCAGCACCCCTCCCCTCCAGCATCCCCACCCCTCCAGCCCAGCACCCCTCCCCTCCAGCATCCCCACCCCTCCAGCCCAGCACCCCTC